AACACAACATTATTTGACAACACACTAACATTGCTCAAAATTTTATTATTAGCCGCAGGGGAAGCAGCACCTACAAGAATATGAATACTGCACACAGCGTTAGAGCCGGTTGTATTACAAAGGTTAATGTTTTTGATAATTGAATAATTTCCTACAGTATTAGCCGTAGTGTAAACATTAGAACCCGTAGAACTAGTTCCTATATAAAAACTTTTTGGTGTTAGATTAGCCATTTATACCCCCATCCACATTAAAACTTCATTATCATACGTTGTTGTATTCATATCTTGCAAAGTTAAAGCATCCAAAACATGGTCAACAGATGAAGCGGAATTGTGTGCTACGGCAGTAGTGCCATCATAACCTCTTTGTTCAACTGTAAAAGCATTAACAGATCTTGAAGAAATAAGAATTTTTTCTTCGGAATTGGTCCCGCGATCAATAACAATTACAAAACTATTATTTCCGGAAGGATAAGTTGAACCGTCTACAACGCTAAAAGAGGTTGCTGAATTAGACAGAGAAGATGCTAATGTAGTTTGTAAAACAGCTCCGTTAAATTCTCTTCGCAACATGATATCTCCTTAGTCAATGCTGATATCAAGATCGCCTGTAGCAATTCTTAAAGTGTCTCCAGCATCTGTTGTTTTATTCGTTGTTAGTGTTCCGTACATCAACATTGTTCCACCGGTTGATGCGGTGTGTATTGCTACAGCAACAGTAGTTGCTGCTGGCATACCTGTAAAATCAACATCCGTTGTATTTGATGTTGCACCACCACTAGCTGCGGAAAAAGTAATAGCCTGGCGAACATACGAACCGCCAGTAACTTCAGTTCCAGCTGTGCTGTCTGTTGGAGCAACAGTATACAAACCTGCAAAAACAGTGCTATCAAAAGTATACGCAGCAACGCCTAAAAAGTGATCTAGTATTAAATTCTCAGCAGTATTAGTTAAATTATTAGCCATCTAGTTTATCCCTCCGTATTATTATAATACAATTTCTTTTCTTCGTCATTAGCCATTCTGAAGTTTTCTAGCCTTAATAACAAATTAGCTTCTAAGAAAGGCAACTCATGAGTTAGATGTTCTTTATCAAATCTTAAACCACTGGGTGTTGTGTAACTAACCCCAGATTGTAAACAAATAACAATTGGTTCAAGAGAATTGCTTTGCTCTACAACAACAGCAGACTCAACTGGTCTTTCCCACTCTGTGCCATCCTCTAGGAGGCCATCTTTATCCCCGTCTACAGCGTTTAAATTAGGTGCTTTCTTTACAGGTGCTTTCTTCACAGGTGCTTTCTTTTTTGGGGCTACATCTGATGATTTTACTGTGTTTTCTTCATTTGTCATATAGAACATCCTATCATGTATTTAGATTAAAATCAATTATAAAATAAAAGCGGAGCGCCGAAACGCTCCGCCTTTAGATTAATCTAATTATTAATTAGAGTGTACGAAGTTTTACGTTCTTTGCAATGACGTATGATTCAAGATTCTCTACGTTATTTGCAATTCGCATAAACTGTGTGTACTCAATTGCATCAGTTTTTGGCTTGAATTGACGATACAGGGTGATATCGCGGTGGATACCAACAATTCTGTTGTTAGGGAATGTCAATTCAACATAACCATGATTACCTGCTGCTGCTGAATAATCTCCAGCAACTGTCTCTGGCATCAAAGGTACTTCAACTAGAGGAATGCCGTATGGCGACAATCCTGTTGCTCCAAGTCCACCATTTGAACGAATTGCACCATTAAAGAATGCTTGCTCACCAAAAGTTGAAGCTGGAGCTGGTGCTCCTGCTGTTGCTAATGTTGCCGAGTTTGGATTCTGAAGGCTGAAAGCCGTATCTTGTACGACTGCCGAACCTGTAAAGAATTTAAGCTCGTTACGGCGTTGCAAGTACTTGTTTGGCATGTTGCGAAGAACTCTGTCAAATGTCGCACGAGAAACGTTGTTTCCGCCTTCATCAACAGTTGTTGCTCCGGCCAAAGCTCTCTTGGTGAAACCATCAAGAGCCTTAAGAAGACCGTTGTTTGAAGATGTGTTACCACTAATCAACAAATCGTCCAAATCGTTAGCTGTTTGACGAGCCATGATTTGAGCAAGGTGATCTTCAAGTGAAGCACCTTCAATGTTATCTTCCAACGACTCAGTTGACATTGACCAATCAAGACGAAGCTTAACGCTTGTCATAGATACTTTCGTAAAGGTTACTGCTGCGTTTGTACCATCATCTGTAATTTCGGTTGCTTTTGCCAAGAGGCGAGTACCTACGGACACCTTATCAATTTCCATTGATGGTGTACGCATGCGCACAACTCTTGAGTTCTGCATAAGAACGGATTGATCAACTACAAAATCAATAAACCTATTTGATTGTGCTGGCTGAAGCAAACCGTGTGCTGACGTAATGCTGGTGCCTGCGCCTCCAGATGTTACTTCGTTAGCTTTTGCTAAAATTTCTTCTTGTGTTGCCATAGTAAATTTCCTCCTTACCTTATGACTTATAACCCAAAGACTCAATAAGGCTTTGGTCTAAATAAACGTTTTTCCAGAATGACTCAGGCTTGGCTTGTGATTTTACAATCTTTTCGCCATCTTCATCGTCTTCAGGATCTACACTTTTCTTTACAGCTCCGGCGTGAGCAATTTGCTCAACCTTTGCTGTTTGCTCTTCAAGAGCAACTTCAGTTGCAGCCAGCTTTGCAGCCAACTCTTCTTTCTGAACCTCAACGCTCTTGGCGACTTCTTCAATCTTAGCCGAAACACTTGCATCAACTTCCTCTTTGAAAGATTTTGCAAAATCAGTTAGCTTCTGATCAATTACTGCACCAAGTGCTTCTTTAAGAACTTCAATATCCATTTCTTGTTCCTCCACTTGTTCAACACTAACTTCATCTTCAATCAAAGTTTCAGTTTCGTGATCGGACTTTTCTAGCCCTAAGTCTTCATCTGGATTATCAACAACCCAGTTAATAAATTTCTTAATTAAAGATAGTTTATTATCTGTCAATGTTTTTTCCATATGAATTACCTTATCATAGTTTACATCATTATGCAATTCTTTTCCAGTACTTTCAATTTCTTTTTCAGTACATTCATCATTTGATTTTTTCATATTCTTATACCTCTCCAATAACCTTCTTCCTTTCGCCGCTAAAGCAGCTGCATCTTCCGCATTTTGCGGAACAGGTTCCCCCCAAGCCCTTGCTGATAAAGCAAGCCTTGTTGGTCTACCTTTAGAATCTTTCATCGGGCCCGATGGGTTTGTAAAAAATCTTGTCAAAAAAGAACCTTTACGGCGCATTTTTTCTGGAGTATTGGCTGGCCCTTTAACACCTGGTTTTAGGTTAGCACCTTCTGTTTGTTTAAAATGCCTTCTCCCAGCAGCAGTCAATCCACCTTTAGGATCTTTCAAAGGCGCTTTATCTGCTTTTTCAAAATCAGGGTCAAGAACGTAATCAAGATTACCTTCAATGTCCATTTTTACAAGGTCAATCGTAGCAAGAGCATTGGCTGGATTATCAACGAGACTTAACTCACCAAGCTCATATTCCTTAATAACATTGATAGGTCTTCCATTGTGCATTTTACCAGCAAGAATTTCTTTTTTCATAATTCTTCCACCAATAGAGAAAGCACGAAGAGTGCCATCAAGAACTTTTTGCCAAGTTGCTTCAGCACCTTTAGAAATGTAAGCCTCTACTTCAATAGCGTTATACTCTTTTCCATCAGCATCTTTCATTTTAATTGGCTTGTAACTGATAGCTTTGCCAACAGCAATAGGGGCATGCATCTCTCGGATATTACCTTGCCAATTTTTAAAAGCAATTTCTGAAGCTATAAACTCAACAACATCATTTGATTTATCAACATTATCTGCGGTAGCAATACCAGAAATAATACGTTGTTCTTTTTTAATCATGTTAATTGGAAAAGAAAAATTAAAATTATCCATATGTAGTATCTTACAGTATATTGTATTATTTTAATATAAGCAAATTATGCAACTGCATAGACTGCTAAAGTAACGCCAGCAGTCATAACTTGGAACTTAGTGTAATCCCCTTCTACTTCAACATAACCCCCACCGCTATCTTTTGCTGGAATCAGCACTTGGTGTGGGCCTCCGTTAAGTTTAACAACTGCGTCAGTTGTTGCATGTGTATTATGAAAATGAAGACAACTTGTGTGTCCATTTATTGAAACAACTCCTGATGCACCGCTTGCGCTAGTAACAGCTGTGTTAGAGAAAATAATTGCGTTATCGTGACTCATTCAGAACCTCCTGTGGTATCTTGTACTTGACCTCTCTCCGCTTGGTCCCCAGATTCTCGTGGATCTGAAGAACCTTCTGGCGTATCAGAGCGAGCATTACGGGGTTGAGCCGAGATGTTATTAGAATTCCCAACCGGAGCTCCTGGCCCAGATTGTTCTTTCTTAATTTTTGTTGGGAACGGCAAAGGCACATCTCCGTCTGTCCTTTCAGGCAAACCAAGCGTTGAGCGAACTTCGTTTGGTGACAAAATTTCCGTTCTCAAATATCTATCATTAATTCTAGATTGAATATCTTCATCAATCAAATCAATACGTTTAAATCTAAATTCAAGCAAATCTGAAAATTCAGCAATAATCCTGTTTAATCTTTTTTCAATAATAGCTTGGTCTGGCCCAATAACTTGAGTTTTAAAAGTCTTATCGGCATCGCGAGAAACCGCAAGGTTGGCGTTGTCATAAACTCCTACCTTTGGAGCAGGAACCCTATTTGCTACTAAAATTTCATCACGATTACCTTTACGATACTTATCAAAAGAAGAATCCTGAACACCTGCTTCAAGTTTCTCAAACCGAATATCGCTATCTGAGCCAATAGAGGAAGGAATAGGGATAACTAAAGTTCCGTGATTACGCCCTTTTACTTCTTTTCTAAAATAATTAATTAATTCTTGTTTTGATTTATTGCTAAGTTTTGCGCCTTTAAGAATAATTGCGTAACGAGGAATTGCTTTATTTTCAAAATAATCAATATTATATTCTTTAGCAAACTTATCACCAACAATAGCAGTAGCTGCAGAAACAGCAGAAGGAATTCCATAATATGTATTCTTCGGAGAGTATGTTTTAAAATGAATTACTTCATTAGGCGTTGGGTCGTTATTAATTGGATCAAGGCTTTCCTTATCACCATAATTTCTAAAATAAACTGCAGTTATCTTATTACTGTTCGCAATTTGCACATACCCATCTCTTTTTCTTCTAACACGAACAAGAGTTCCTGGGATATGACCAATGTAGCCAATTTCCCCAAGATTGTTGCGGCCAATTTCCATATAGCCGTTTCCTATAGTTAAAACGTCTTGCCAAATCTTAATCATTGTTTCAAGAAAAGTTTCTTCAATGTTTACGTTTTCAAAAATTTCTTCTAGCCTTTCCTTTTCGTCTTGAAAAGATTTCCTGACCCTATATCTTTTCTCATCATCATCAGAAGCTTTTTCAATTTTTCTTTTTGCTTTCATATTTTCTACAAATTCAAAACCTAAGCCAACAGTATTCATAACTCTTGCAGCAATAGATGCATTATGAATAGCGCTAGAGTCATAAAGGCCGGCTAAAACATCCAGGTCATAAGGAGGAGTTACGACATCATAAAGGGTATAACCATCTAAAGTTAGTGGGTCAATCCATTTAGACTTAGTGCCGTCAATGCCTTCAAATTTTTTTGAAAGCTTGTTAACTTTTCTTTTCATTTTTATAGATAGATTATCAAAGTTAACTTTCGTAAAAGGATCATCTACAATGATTTCAGAATCTTGTGGATAATAAGATAAATCATCAATTTCATTAACAACTATTTCATCTTCAACGTGATAAATTTTCTTTTCCATATTACCTCTTTTCTAAATTATCAAAAGCATCTTCAAACGGGTCTGGCATTAGACCATCGTTTAATCTTTCTATTTGATCTTCTCTTTCTGATTGACTAACTTTTCTTGCTCCGTGAATCCAAGCAACATAACCTTCATCACTACCAGACCAGTACTTGCCAGCTTCAGCAACTTTACTTTCAATTTTTGGGTCATCTACAAAACCTTCAGCAGATAAAGCATTACCATCAGCATCCATTAAAGCTTTACCGTCAGGTAAAACCCAAATGCACACCCCCCATGTTCGCGGAGGTACCCAAATTTTTTTCTTTTTAATGATATCAAGTTCCATTTAGATACAAGTATACACGATTTTTGTTAAATAGTGAACATTTTTTTCTTTAAAATGATGTTTTTGGTTACTAACGAATCGGACAAGCACCAGTTGAGCAGTCATCAAGTTCCAACATTGAACCAGAAGGCGTTTCTTGTATCTCTACAGAAAAATCTAACTTTGACAATATCTTACTATACTCATCTTTTGTTATCTCTTCATACGGGGGCAACAAGAAATTGTGTTCTACATGCAACAAGAAAGACACTGATTTAATACCGTTGTTATAATTTTTACTCAACCATTGCTTTATATCAGACAACTCTTCTTTTTTATAATACACAGTTACCGAAACAGCATTGTCTGCCCAAATAGTTTGCATTTTTTTAACCCATTCAAGCTGATCTATTGCTGTCATATTTTTTGCTAAAACAGAACCTTCTGGGGATTCACACGGAAATTCAACAACATATTTAGTATGATCTTCTCTTCCGTCAATACCAACATCCCAAACAACCTTATACCCTTTCTTACGACATAAAGCAACTAGCGGGTCAACGGAGCTAAAACGAACTCTGCGAATGTAGTACTGAGCAAAAGCAGGATGTATTCCTGGAGTTACACCAGCAAGCAAAGACAGTGTGCCTGAAGGTTGAACTGTAGTTAACCTAATTGAATTATTCCAATTTTTTTCTTTACTATATTTTTTATCATAATCTTTTAGATAAGAATAAACTTCAGAAAGCCAATTAATTTTTTCTTCAGAACATTGCAAAATCCCAGTAACAGATTGGCCAAGACGAGCATTTTTGTGAACAATTGTATTTGTTTTTTCATAAGGGTAAGAAAGCCGAGTTACTTGTTTTTGAATCATATATAGTAATCTAGAAATTTCTTTAAATTGCTCAATTGATTCAACATTAGGCAAAAATATTGTTGCTAAATTGCAAGACTCACCATCGGCAAGAGCAATCTCAGCACACGGGTTAAACCCATCAATTGTTGGATCTGAAGATTTCTCCCCAAGTCTTCCATAATTTCTAGCGAGTTTTCTATTGACCAAACCATAAGGTTCCCCCGAACCGTCATAACCTTTCCACAGTTCCGACATAATCTCATCATACGAATCAGCATAAATTGAATTATTGCTATTAGCTCTCCAGCCAGGGACATCTCCAGATGACCAGTTTTTTGCTCTTAAAAACAAAACATCATCAGGATCACCAATTGCAATTTGAGCCGAACGGCGAGATGAACCCGACACAACAACCCTTCCAATAATATTGCAAATATCTAACACATCAATTGAACGAAGTTTCTTACCAACTCTTTGATTCAAGATATTACAAATATCAGTAATGCCATCAACCAAAGCTCCTGGGCCAGAAGCTGTACCACCAAACGTTTTCACTGGTGCTCCAAACTCACGAATCAAAATAGTTGAGTATGTAAAAGATTTACCAGTAACAAAATAAGACTCAAGAACTTTATGGAGTAGTTCTCTCCAACCTTGTCTTGAATCGGGGATAATAAAATCAGCATCATTGCTTCTTTCTGATTTAATATAAGAAACTTGTTTTACTTTTGGTAAGTCATGAATTTTTGAACGCTCTACAGAAAAACCAACTCCCCCGCCAAGCATCAAGTAATCAAACAACAACTCAAAATCTTCAATCTTTTCAATGTTTGTAAAAAAACAATTATTCAAAGATGTTCCAGAAAATTTTTGAACCAAAGGTGTTCCTAGCTGCCAAAGAGATCTTCCAGCAACACTGCACCTCAAATTAAACATATGGTCAAACAAAGATTCTGCTTCTTCTTGAGTAAACAAAACACCAATCTCAACAGCTCCATTTATAACTCTAGAAAGAGTCTCAACCCAAGTTTCGTTTCTTTCTGAATTTTCAGTTTTCCTGCTATAGGTCCTCATATAAACAACTTCACCAAGACCACCAAAACCCCACGGTGCTTGTTTTTTTGTATATGGCAATAAAAACTCAGCAGACAGAATAGACATTTAACCTCCAATAATTGTAATTAATAAGTTTACCACTGTAAAAAATATGAAGACTTAATTTTACTAGGGCTTAATTATTGAATTTTCAAAAAACTCAATACGTTCAATAACTTTATCAGCAACTGCGGCCCAAGATTGCTCTTTGTGAATTATTTTTGCAGATTGAATTGTATATTTTTTAAAATCATCATAATGATCTACAACATTTTCCATCAATTCTGTAAGATTTTCTAAATCTGGATATGCCCATAGCCCAGTGTCTTCACCATAAAAATTGTTATTCCAAGAAGCTTCACCATATGTGGCTTCTAAAGGAATTGAATAATGAGCAAAATCTTTACATCCGGTTGCATTTGTCACAATTGTAGGCATCCCTGTTGCTATTGCTTCAAAAGGAATCATGCCGAATCCTTCCCCCATTGTTGGATAAATCAGACAATGACATTTGTGATATAAAGCAATTAAATCTTCAGTAGTCAAATCATATGATATTCCAATAATCTGAGGGTGTTGAGTTGCCGGAACAAGTTTGCCTCCAACATAAGCTTCTGCTAAACAAAAATTATTGTATTTCAAAACTAGTCTAAAATCATTATTGCCTTCGTACAAATCTAAAAAAGCATCTACTGCCATTTGAGCATTTTTTCGTTTGCTATCTCCGCCAACATGAAGAAAATTAAAAAATCCAGTAATTTCTCTATCAATTATTTTAAACTCTGGGCTAATGCCGTGAGGAATAACATGAACATTTGTGTGAACTTTGTTGTCTAAATAAATTTCTTTAACAAAGTTAGATGTTGCCCAAATCTCATCTTGAGTTTGCATATTAAATTTCCAACCATTTGGAATTTTTGTAGACTCCCAAGGAGTGTACCCAATTTTGTAATAATTTCCGGATTGATAATAATAAGGCTGGCAAAAATTAATATGAAAAGGAATATCATTTTTGTTATAAAAAACTGCTATTTCTTTTTCACGAAGAGCAGAAATTAGTTGAAGTGCAGCAATACTGTATCCTTGAGAGTACCAATTAAGGCCGCTAATGTCTGTAGCGCTAGGAGTGAACCAACTAATTTTTTTCATTGATAGTTAATCTTTCTTTTGTTTGTTTTTCTTGATGGGTTTATTTGTTTCACTTAGATCAAAACATTTTACACCATTGGACATTAATTTATCAGCTTGTTCTTCAGAAATTTCAGAAGTAACAGGCATATCACTAAACAAACATCTTGTAGCTGCTAAATAAAAATCACTAATTTTTGTAATAGTTATATAAGACGGGTCAACAATTGCAGCACCGCTGTAATCATCTGATTCTACAATTGCTATAATTTTCATAACGCAAGTATATCATCGTTTTTACTTCTAAACGAACAATCTCAAGTATGCTTAGTATACTTAGTATGCTTAGTATTTATTGATTAATTAGTTTTTTTGGCATGCTCTCGCACGCCAGTATACTAGTATAAGAAAGCAAATTTCAAGTCCAAACAAAAATTTTTACAATTTGATTTCTGCAAAAAAATGTGAAAGAATGTGAGCATGCAAAAAATTATTGTATTCACAACATATCATTTATTCATGGCTACCCTTTTAAAATTCAGTATTCAAAGAGGCTTTGATCACAATATTGGGTTACTGTCTGCCCTAGGATTTTCTTTAATTATCAATATTGCTTGCAGTTTGTTTAAAAATGCTAACAAATAAACAATATTCTTTTTTAAAAAATAAAAAAGTTTTATTGTTAAGTGATACAGGAAACCCTTATAAATATTTAATTAATTTTATTCCAGAATTAATTAATTCTAAAGTTTATATTTATGTTTCTCCAGCTTCTACTTCAAAATTTATTAGATTGTTTGTAAAACAAAGTTTAAATAAAAAAGTTAAAATTATAGAAGATAAAAATTTTTCTATGTTTTATAATAATAAAATTAAAGATTATTATGTTTGTATTTTTTTTGGCAAAAATACAACAAAAGAAACAAAAATCCTTAAAAGACTTACTCGTGATATGTTATTATTATATAATAATATTATAGTTATTACAGAAAACGGAGTGGATTACGATGAGGATCATAGCATTTGATGGTGATAGTGAACTAGAGGAAATTCCTAGTTTAACTATCATCATAAAAGCTGTCCCTTTTGAAGATTCTTTTGTTCCGGCTTTTTTTATACAAACTCCTGATGACGATCATGATATGACAATTGAAGAATTAAATTCTTTAATGGATGGAGTTGAGATTGCTCAAAGATCTATTGATAGAATTATTTCATTTATTTTAAAACAAAGTTATAGAGAACTTGATAACAAATATAAAAATTATGAAACAGACGGAGAAGATGATGAAACATAATTATTACGATTTAATAAATCAAGGACACATCCTTGGTGGGTTAATAGAAGACTTTTATTACCCTGAAAAAATTTGCCCGTATTGCTTTAAACCTCTTGTACCTGTTCAAGCAATTCATTGGATAGAAGATAAATTCCAATATAAAGCCTTGTATTTTTGTTCATATGGCGAATGCCCTGTATATGATGAGGGCGCTAAGAAAGCTTACGCCCGAATATATTACTCTTCGGAACAAGCATATGCTGAGTTTTGTGAAGTTCAAATGCCTGTTCAAAGGTGGGAGCAAGCAGACGTTGTTAGCATTTACAAATAGTGTGATAAAATTGTAAGAACTATGCCAATTCAATCATGTTCAAATAAAGGCAATCCAGGATACAAATGGGGAGAGCAAGGTTCTTGCTACACATACACTGCCGGAGATGAGAAATCAATGAAGGAAGCAAAAAGTAAAGCTCAACTTCAAGGCCTTGCTGCGCGTTTAAATGGCTACAAAGAAAAAGCAAACGAAGTTACAACATCCTCTATGGGATCAGGTTTAAAAAATCCTCAACAAGGTTACTCTCCTAAAAAGAAAAAGAAAAAACCAGAAAATATTTTCAAAGATATTGAAAAGAGCTTAACTCAATGGTTTGAAGAAAAATGGGTAGACATCTCTAGACCTAAAAAAGGTGGAGGTTTCCAACCATGTGGTCGGGAAGATGCAAAAAGTGGAAAATATCCAAAATGTGTTCCGGCTGCGCAGGCTGCAAGAATGACCCCTGCGCAAATCAGTTCGGCAGTTAATAGAAAAAGAAGAGCTGAATCAACTCAGTCAAGAGAAGATAAAAAACCGATTAATGTTTCTACAGATGTTAAGAAAGCAAGTGTTAATGTGCCAACCAACCCGGCTTTATATGCTCGTGTAAAAGCAGAGGCCAAAGCTAAATTTGATGTATACCCTTCAGCGTATGCAAACGCTTGGCTTGTTAGAGAGTACAAAAAGCGTGGCGGAGGGTATAGGACAGTAAGTAAATCAGATGATGGCTCAGATAATCTTATTAAGTATTTAAAAAATAAGGTGGTAGAATTCTTAATGTGATATGCTTAATAGCATATCTTTGATATAAGGAGAATTTATGAATTTTATTAATATTCCGGTTGACAATGCTAAAGAGATGATTCGGCAGCATTCATTCTTGAGAGATAAGAGCGACCAAATGTCAAAAGCTGCTTTCACACAAATGAAAGAGTCACTTGAGGCTGTTGCTTATCATCAAAGCCAAATTGATCTTTTGAGCAAAGCTGTTAAAGATGTAACCTTTATGACTTCCAAGCAAGTAACAAGTCTTGGTGGCGGTACACTTACTCCAGCAGCATCTGCCCCAACAGAAGCCGCTTTGAATCCAACGCCAGAAACTAATTTTGGCCCAGGAGATCCTAAGAAAGTAAAGAAAGCAAATTTGATTGAAATGCTAAAAGCTTACGAAAGCGACAACGGCGAGTTTGATATCAATCCAGAAGTTATTGCCAGTTTCTTAATGGCTGAATAATGGAATCATCTATAGTTGTAGCCATTATTGGCTTGGTCGGGGCTGTTATTGTTGCATTAGTTCAAAAAGGCAGAAAAGAAAATAAAACAGATCATAACATAGTTGCACAACTTTTAGAAGTAGTACATCACGATATATCTAAAGTAGAAGATAAATTAGATCATGTAGAAGTTATATTAGATAATCATATTACAGAACATAAAGTAAATAAAATTACAAAATCAAAAGAACCAGTTAAAAAATAATTTTTTAATATAGCCAACCCTGGCTTTGTTTATTTCGCAAGATTAAACTTTGTTTGGGGTTGGCTATATTTTTTATAAAAAGGCCTCATCTCACTTTAAAATGTGATAAAGTGTTTTTAAACAGAAAGAGAGATTCATATGAGTAATGCCCAAAATAATCAGCCATCTGAAAACAGTGATTTTCTAATTAACGAAATGGAATTAGAAAAGATTTACACCAAATTGATGGCTACTTTAAAAAAACCGCTTGAATCAACAGCGGAAAGAACAGCCAGCGCTGTTATTCACGGATACTATAAAGGCTGGAGTCTGCCTAAAACTGCAAAGTATTACAATCTAGAAGACCAAGCCGCAGCAGCCTATTGGAAAAATTTTAATTTTAAATTAAAGGAAGGAGGGCAAATTATGAGCAGAACAAAAGTCAAACAAAATAACATTGTAAATTATTTAGAAAAAAATGTAGGACAGATTGTTACTCCAACAAAAGTTTCAACTGATGTCAGTATCTCTCTTCCAACTTTTTATAATTTTTACAACGCTAACAGACAATTCTTTAAAAAAGTTAAGCGTGGTCAATTTGAAATTGTGAATCCAAAAGAACAAAGAGAATCAGAATTAAACTAATTAAATAAGCAGCCATTTTTGAAGGAGAAAATAATGACTATAGTAAAACAACCAATTAATGATAATGATGTAATAACTTGGGAAATGGCTGCTTATGATTCAACAGAAGAGTTGTATTCCGATATTAACGCTTTAGTTGAATACTCAATTAAGAATTTACGAGAAACTATTGATTCTTATATAGATTCAAAAGAGTACCTAGATTCAGACGGGGTAATGACTCAAGATCATAAAAACCGTTGGGTTTTGTTGTCTAGTAATGCTATTCGTATTGCAAAAGAATTTGATGCAACATATCTATTAACTAGTTCTGAAATTTTAAACACCGTTATAAGAAAGCAAAGAGATTACGGTCATAAAAATATTTCTAAATTTGGTATTACCGGATTGGTTATTAGGGTTCATGACAAAGTTGCTCGTGTTGAAAATTTAATGAAAAAAGATAATCACATAAATGCGGTCATTGATGAAACAATGCTGGACACATTAATGGATATTATTGGATATTCAATTATTGCTTACATGTGGTTGAATAATACTTTCATGTATGATTTAGGAGAGAAGAAATGAAAAAACCACTACACAAACATTTGTTGCTCAGAGGAATGATTACGGATGCCCCAACTTCTGAACAAGTAGTTATTGACTGGCTTCGTGATTTTGTTGACAGAATAGGAATGAAAGTAGTCCAGGGGCCATTTGCTTCTATGATCACAGAAGAAGGCAATCGGGGCCTTACAGCTTCTGTGATGATTGAAACATCACATATTGCTTTTCACATTTGGGATGAAATGGAACCAAGTTTAATTCAGTTTGACTTGTACACATGTTCTGAACTTAATGTAAATTATGTTCTTGACACCATTGGTTCATTTTTTAAATTTACAGAATATCAATACATGGTTCTTGATAGAGAAAATGGGTTTAAAGTAATCCAGGGAGTTTACTCAGAGTAATGCCAGTGCAAAAAAACAAAAAGAAACATATGGAAGCTTGGATGCTCAGATATGTTATTTTAATAAAGAAGATGCTGCATTTGTCAGACTGGACAATTATAATGCAGAATGAACCGTGCTCTTCTGACTGCCTTGCAGAAACAGATGTGATTACCGGTCAACATCTTGCCAAAATGTATTTGAGTAAAGCTTATACAAAAGATACCCCAGAAAATCTTCGGGCAACAATTATTCACGAACTACTTCATTGCCATCTATCACCAATCTCTGAATTGTCAGAAGAAATATTAAAACCTCTTGCTGATGAACTTGGCGGTAGTAGAGTCATTAAATCAGCTATTAACGGTATTGAGTATGAAACAGAAAGAAGTATTGATGCTATCTCTGAAGCCATAGCCCCATATTTCCCATTGCCAAATATGCCTAAAAAGAAAAAAGCTAGAAAGAAAAAAGCTGTTAAAAGAAAAGCTGTTAAAAGAAAAGTTGTCAAGAAGAAAGTTATTAAAAAGAAATGACAATCAGCCCAATTCTTTTCCAGATGATTGCTGATCAAAGCAAATTGTATTCTTATAAACCCTATTACGATTTTAAAAGGAGAACTATGTCAAAACAAGATAAAATTACACACGCAGTGTATTTTGCTTTGCATGCAATTACAATTGCTTTGCTAATTGCAAAATGAAAACTATTGTTCAAGATATAATTCCGCTTCGGCAACAAATTGAATTATTAACGTATGTTCGGGATAGTAAGTTTGCTTACCGGTTTTATAATACACATATTTTTACAGAAGACGAAGACCCTCGTTTCAAACATGCTCCTCAGCAATTGTCGCACCATTTGTTTATGGAAGGTGAAGAAAATGTTTCATCTCATCTTGGGATTATGCGACCATTCTTTGATGCGTTAAAAGAACGGTTCGGGGAAATAAAACTATTAAGAGCTAAAGTCAATATGACTTTTCCTTACCCACCTATGGTTAATTATGAACCCCAGGTGCCGCACCTTGATCTGCAATACGACAATGGAGAGCCTGTAGACCACAAGGTGCTTTTATATTACATAAATGACTCAGATGGCCCAACATACTTCTTTAACGAATTATACGAGGTTACAGATAGCGTACAGCCAAAGCAGGGTGTGGGTATCATCTTTGATGGTGATGAAATGCATGCAGCATCAAATCCGGTGTTCAATCCTTTTAGGCTTGTGCTAAATGTCAACTTCCAAATTGTATAGTCAATGATATAATTTTTATATGCCGGAGCTAAATGCGTCTATTCCACCTATTGAGTGTTTTGTTCGTGGAAATTTTTTAAGAAACCAAATTGATAGCCATGAGCTGAAGTTTCCTTGTGTGGTCTTTGGGGTTGCTTCTATTCCTGATAGGGCTCCGGTGTTTCATTTTTTGATGGAAGATGGCGGGGTTTGGTGGAGAGCACCCATTAATGCTTTTTGTAGCTCAGAGGATTCCCCAGAAGTTGATTTGCATGATCTGGTGTTGTGGAACAGTTTTTCATCACATATAGCAGTTACGGTGTTTGAACATATGCGGGGTATGTCTATGACATACATTGACCGGCATAAACAAAAAGTGGATGGAAAATATATGTTCACCCTTGATTGGCATTCCCCAGATATCAATGTAATCAACGCAAACTATTCGGTTAACCCAGGGCAACACAAATGCGGTCATGTTATTGAACGCAAAGATGGCAACTATGCTATTCAGCCAAACAACAGGGTTAAGTTGTGGGACCCGTCATACACAACCAAAAAAGGCCAAAAGCTTATTGATAGGTTAATTAACGAAAAAATTTGGGATGTGGAAGACGGAGACAAGTGGATCACCTCAGATGATGACAAATATGATTATGATGTGGTGGCGCAAAAAGTTTCTACTAACAACGACTCTCAGGACTTTCAGGACTTTTAAGACTTGATTGGTGGCTTGACCGGCTATATAATAGATTTATGCCCAATTACGAATATGTTTGCAAAAAATGTGATTATTTGTTAAACGAAATCCGTTCCATCAAAGAAGACCACAAACCAACCCCATGCCCAACTTGCGGGAAAGAATTAACGCAAGCCTACACTCCACCAATGATCAGCCTCAAAGGACCCGGCTTTTACAAAAATAGTCGCACCAAATAACCCCACAAGCCTCCAGGCTAATTTAAAAACAAGAAACGGGTACAACCAGCACACCCCCACTATAAAATGCACCACGCCACCCTACAACAAGTCTGACAAGACTACTACCCCTGGAAGACAACCTTTAAACCCCGCAAAAAAATAAAAATATTTTTCTTTACCCAATCCATAGATAATTACTATTAACAAAAAACAACAACAACTATACTTAATACACGGCAGCGAATTTCGCTATCTTAGGACCGTTATAGGTAGAGATTGCATCTGAGCAAACTCAGGTGCAATTTCTATATATAGCCCAAAACCAAATAACCCCAAAAATTGAGTATGCATTAAATTATAGCTACACGCATTTTTTTTGTATACCGAAATACCTCTGTCCACCATGGTCAATCCAACCTAATAAAGATTGGAGTGCAAGAATAAGACTATTTAATTCTTGTACACCAATTTGTTGGGGATTGATGTGATCTGTGCTTGAGTATACATTCTACTCGCCCCCATATAGTTATAAGTGTAAGGCAATCACGCTTTACCCAAGCAGGAGGCAAATATGAATAGAGTTCGGATAATGTTCACAACTATTGACTATGACTTAGTGAATGACCACACTGAGGCACTGATGAGTGCAGGGCGTAAGATAATTGAACTTGAGGAAGCCCTTACTGAACACAAGGCGAGATTAGCACAAGGTTTGGCTTCTCGTTCTCAGTATCTCAATGGTGTTATGGAGAACCTTAAGAAGTAATACCAGTCCCCCAAGCCTTCGGGCTTGGGGGATTTCTTTATGCCCCTGAACACTACCCGTTGTGTAGATCCATAGTTGCTGTGTTGAGTGTGTGTGTGCTTTACAAAACACGGTGGTGTGCGAGAATGCAAATAACAAATTCTTGTGCACCAATGACATGGCTTACATAGTGTTGTGTTGTTGAGTATATATTCTATCTCTTATCGTATAGTAATAACTGTAAGCAAACAACAACAACAAAGGAGAACAGTGATGTTCGGATACCGAAAGATAAAGTGGGATAGACCCAACAAGAACACTTGGGTCAGCCCTGACGGGCTATATGTGATAGATAGACAAGACGCTATCAACTACATAGCCCAAAAGAAAGTGTTCAACACCGAAGTTGGGTGCTTAATATATGATGACCACATTGTAGCAACACGGTTAAATGGTGCTAAGAAGTGGTGTGATGAATTGTGCGAGAAAGATTACCTACACAATTTACAAGTCCATATCAACCAAACAAGCCGATACGGTTCTTAAAGAAAGGAGAAACAATGGAAATAATTATCTATGACCTGCCATTAGTGGTAGGGCTGATTGGACTTGCTCTAATCGGTATTAAGTTCGCTCACGAAATTGGGCGAAGAAAGCAAGGAGAATAAATTAAACCCGAGCACTCACCCTCTGAGTGCTCGGGTTTTTTTTTGCCCGAACACCATGCTCTATGTAGCTGGGTAGAACCTATGTTTAGTATATACCTAGTCTCTCAACTTATGTCGGTGTACGAGAGTGCAATTAGCAAACTATTGTGCACCAGCGATAAGGGGTACATGATGATTTGTTATTGAGTACATATGCTCTCTCAATCCGTATAGTGATAAGTGTGAGGCAACAAAGAAAGAGGCAATATGGAATATCCACGAAAGATGACGCTGATTGAAAAATTCAGCGAGTTAGATAAAGTTCAATCCCAAGTTGTTAAAGGTATGATCACAATAAGGGAAGCACTTAATCAGAGAATAAGAATAATGACCGAGTGCCAAGAGATACTCCGAGAGATGATAAAGTACGACCTAGGCGAATAAGTAATACCACAACAACCACACCTCACAGTCCCCCAAGCCTTCGGGCTTGGGGGATTTCTTTATGCCCTGAACTCCCAACACTATGTAAGCAGGCAGACACTATGTTGAGTATGTGTGCGTTTTACAAATTATGTCGGTGTACGAGAGTGCAATTAGCAAACTATTGTGCACCAGCAATAAGGGATATATGATGATTTGTTATTGAGTGTATATTCTCTCTCTCGTTGTATAGTTATAAGTGTAAGGCAAGCAGGAATAAAATATGCCAACCGACAGCCGGCAAGTAGTCTCCTTAGGACAAGTAGCCGTAGGCAATCGGAATAATGTGTGCTGGATATCACGCACTGACGATGATATCGCCTGCTTGCTTTACACTTAACAACAAACGAAAGGAATAGCAATGAGAACAGTTATATTAATCGTGTTTGGTTCGGTATTTCTTTATCGTCTTATTATCTCTAACCGAGAGTTTGAGCAATATGAAAGCCGAAGCAATCACCCAACAAACAGACAGCACCAATAAATTAAGCCCGAGCACTCACCCCCCGAGTGCTCGGGCTTTTTTGCGTCCCAGAACTCCTGCCACTATGTAGCCATATAGTAACTATGTTTAGTACGCATGGGCTTTCTCAATTCGTGTTGGTGTGCGAGAGCGCGAATAGCAAACTATTGTGCACCAACATCAAGGCTTACATAGCGTTTCTTTCTTGAGTATATATTCTATCTCTCACCATATAGTTAAATATGTCGGGGTAGCCTGAGGAGGCACTATGACGAAGGTAATAGATATCAAGGCACTTAGTGATACGCAGTTACAACTGCTCATTGCTGAGTTAATTACGCTTACGGCAATTCAGGAACAAAAGATTGACGCACTGGCAAAGCGTCAAGCCAAATTCCAAAGGCTTGCTGAACTTCTCGTTGAGCAGTTCAATGCCCTTGAAGTAAAGGTTAACACTCAATAGTCCACCTAGCAACGGATTACACTCCCCGATATCCAGTTGCGAAAAAGTCCCCCAAGCCTTCGGGCTTGGGGGATTTTTTTTGCCCCTGAACTCCATCCACTGTGTAGGCCGGTAGACGCTGTGTTGAGTATGTAGTTGATTTACAAATCCTGATGGTGTGCGAGAATGTGAATAACAAATTCTTGTGCACCAGCAACAAGGCTTATATGATGATTTTATATTGAGCACACATTCTTTCTCAACCCGTATAGTTATTAGTGTCAGGTAATAACCAAACACAAAGGAGAACAACAATGAGTAAGTATCTAGCAAATGTCTCGTTTACTTCACGAGACAGTGAAGGTAATATCGGTGTGGATTACCACCACGAGGAAATAACATTTACAGCCAAAGATGATGTTGAGGCTGTAGAGATATTGACTGAACTCGTAAACGGGGCACGAGAACACCGACCAACTGACACAATTGGCATAAACGGTTTCTATCGCTTTATGCCAGTTGTAGTTGACGAATTTGCTACAGTCAGTGAACTTGAACCACTAGATCAATTGGTTACTAGTGGTATTGCCTATGTTCGTGACTGGGAGTAATACCCACCTATTAAAACCCCAAGCCTTCGGGCTTGGGGTTTTTTTTTGCCCCTGAACTCGTTCCTCTGTGTAGCAAGGTAGAAGCTGTGTTGAGTGTATGTATGTTTTACAAATTATGACTGGTGTGCGAGAGCGCGAATAGTAAACTATTGTGCACCAGCAGTAAGGATAACATAGTGATCAATCTTTGAGTACATATTCTCTTTCAATCCGTATAGTAATAAGTGTAAGGCGCAGTTTGCGTTCTCTTTCTGCGCCTTACACCCACCACTAGCGAAAGGTAAAACAATGAAGGAAGAAAATAAGTTCACAATGTTGGAACTGCAACTGCAGGAACTGCAGTTAAGTAAAAACGGGATAAAAGACCTAGAGTTGCTCACTGAAAATTGGGCAGAGCAAGCAAAGATTACCCCCGAAGAAGTTGAGGAAGAGGCCGAAGTAATGGCGTTAATCCTGAACACCGTATCAGCAATAAAGGCGAAGTACCCAATAATTCCGATTACTGATATCTTCGTCTTTTTGCTTGACGGTTTACGAGCAAAGTATGAACGAGAAAAGAAAGAAAAAGACAAACAATAATCCCCCAGTCCCCCAAGCCTTCGGGCTTGGGGGATTTTTTTGTCCCTGAACTCCTGCGCCTATGTGGGTATGTAGATCCTATGTTGAGTACATCTGTGTTTTACAAATTACGACTGGTGTGCGAGAAAGCGATTAGCAATTTCTTGTGCACCAGCGGAACGGTACAATTAATATAATTTATTGAGTATATATTCTTATTCTCACCATATAGTTATTACTAGTCAAGCAATACCGCTTGACACTGAGAGAAAAGAGTTAGTAATGCTAAAAGTTAACCTTAATGACATCAAGGCTAATCTCGTAACACGGGGCAGACACCCGTTCACCGATATTGAACTTGAAAAAGCCATTAAAGCACTTGACCCAAAAGTTGACGGCGATGCCTTCATCTATGCCGAGTGCGACCCAACGGACGAGAACTACATCGCAGTCAAAGCGAAGTATCGCAACCGTGTAACCACCGTGAGTGGACAACTTGGTATCGCTGTAACAGCCCTTTGGACTGTTGACGGTCAACTGGTTGTTGGGCTTAAGCAAGTAAAGAAAAAGAAGTAACCCTTACCCCATCAGGGTTACGCAATAACAATTAAGGCTCGCAGGTTCGCCTGCGAGCCTTTTTTGCTGGCGTTCAGTTTTTGCTAATCGCAAATTGAACGCCAGACTACGCTGTACATGATATAAATTGTTTTTAGTACATATTCCGGATACAAATTGTGTTGGCGTGCGAAGTGCGACTAGCTAACTTTGTACGCCAATTCATAAGGTAATATTTATATATTATATTGAGTGTATATTCCGATACAAGGCATATAGTAATTAGTAGTTAAGCAAATGGTGCTTAACCTGAGAGAAAGACAACAACAATGAAGAAAGTCAATCTGAAAGACATTCAGGGAAACCTTGTCAGTCGTGGAAGACACGCCTACACAAACCCCGAATTGCAAGAAGCAATCCTTGCGCTTAATCCAGCAGACGAAACTGATGGTTTTGTTTGGGAAGAAGCACAAGGCAATCCGAATGACGAAGATTATTCGGCGCACAAAGCAAAATACCGTAATCGTGTCACGACAATTGCAGACCAATTGAAAGTGGCAGTCACTGCTCAGTGGACTATTGACGGGCAGTTGGTAGTTGCTTTGGCGAAGAAGTCAAAGCGCAAGTAAAACCCTTACGGGTATTGGGAATGGGAAGGCTCGCAGGCTCGCCTGCGAGCCTTCTTTGCTGGAGTTCAATATCTGCTATTCGCATCTTGAACTCCAGCACTGTGGTTTCTATTTATATATTACTTTTAATACATATTACAAATTGTAATTACTTTATTCTATTTAAGCGGGTGCTCCAAAAAGAAGATATATCCCTCTTTTTGTACACCCGTTAAAAATAATTTATTAAAGTCTTTACTTTAGTATATGTTCTTAATTCATATTAAAATACATTTATTAATTTATTATATCTAAATCAAATACTTTTTTAAAGCGTACTCAAATCCTGGCCATAGTCTTACATAAAGGCTAATGTAAATACTTTGTAAAGAATTCGGGGCAAATTTTTTTTGCTGTATCTATTACTTACAGTTATATCTAGGTAATCTATATGCATATCTTCCCCCAAAATTATCGCGCTATATAATTTCAAATGATCTGGTTAATCAGTAGGAAAAATAAACTTTAATTTTTCGGGGATTACAGCGTTGTAATTATGTATTATTCTGTAGGTAATAGTATGGATAGTTCTAGAGATAGTTCTCTGAACAGAAAAATGTATAATTCCCTCCTCTAAATAATGGTTTTTATATGTATTTATATAATACAAAAGTAAATAATTAATTAAATACTTCATAATTGGTTTTTACAAAGTGCAAATAGGGTGTTCTCAAATTATGAGCTTTTTGCCTATTTTTATTACTTTTTTATATGTTTTATTATAAAATTCGAGCAAAAAAACAAAAAAAATGCCCAAAAACAAGCATTTATTTATGCTTATTCTTGGGCATTTAGGCGCAAAATAGCGCATTAAAGCGGTGATATACCTGTGATATATCAGACCTAACTAAAAAAAACAATTACTTTAAATTATTCTTTTATTTACTTTTATGAACTCCACCATATATATTATATATACCATAGAATTGGAGCATCTCTCTCTCTAACTCTACCTATTTTTTGGTTTTACTTGGGTATATTGTTATTTGATTGCGTTCCACCATTCGTCTTCTAATGCTGCTTGTTTGGCTTCTGCTTTTAAATGTTGTTCTTCTTCGTATTCTTCTTGATCTTGTGTTTGTTTGTTGTTTACTTCTTGGATCATTTTTTCTATTTGTTCTTTGGTTACTTCTTCTAATAGTCTTTCTATGAGTTTGTATGATGAGTCATAGCACCATCTATCTCTATAGGCATCTATTAAACCTTGGACCGGTTTATTTTCATGGTTATCCATTGTTTTCTCCTGTTGAATTTGGTTTGAGATATAGATCTGATTCATAATCTAGGTTAGGTGTCAGACGAAACTTATCTATTCTTTTTGTTGTAATAGTTAATAAAACGTCAGCATTTAAATCCCGAATTTTATCCACAAAACTATTAAAGGTTCTTCTATTTATATTAGCCAAGAAAGCCAATTGGCATAGAAAGACATCATCTTTAACATTAGGTAAAACTAAAGCAGGATCTGGGCCTGGGTTATAATCTTTAATCCTTGTTATACGCTTTTTATAATGTTCAGTTAAAACCCCGCGAACAAGTTTTCTATTGAGTTTAAGATGTTTTTCAATATCAAATGGACTAACCCCATCTTTATACATCTCACAAATATACTTATAAGTTACAGAATTTTTATTAAACCTTACTGATTCGGCCATAAAATACCTTCCTTATTGATTGCTATTCCTCATTGGCTTTTCTTAATAACTTTTGAAGTTGTACATTTAAATAAAAATAGTCTCTGGTTAAACCATCTGCTTTCTTATCTAATACCTGGAGCATTATCTTATTATCATCATATGTTTTAGCCAGTTCTTTTATTACCCGTTCGGTTTCTGTAATCTCTGAATTACAGGTATCAATAAGTTCTTTAACCTTTGATATCTTGGCTTCAAGTTTTAGTTCTTCATCTGAATACAATTCACCTATAAACATATTAAGCCTCCTTTTGGCTTGTTGCTTTGGTATATCTTTCAAGTTGTTCCGTAAAATATAAATAATCTAAAGCAAGCTCATCTGCTCTTTTATACAATACTTTAAGCAATAAACTATCCGAATCATATGACTGCATTAACGTCTTTATCTGATGATTGATTGATTCAATACTCAAATTCAAATAATAGATCACACCCGAAACTTCCACCATTTTCTCGGCTATTTCCTTATCCGTATACAGATCACTTATAGACATCTCTAACCTCTCTAATAACCCAATGTTCTCCTATATCCGGTTTTAAAGCCCAACCTTTTTCTTTACTCCAATAATAACTTGGTTCAGCCTTTACCTTAACCCATTTCAATTCCTTTACCCACTCACGCTTTGCCATTACTCTTCTCCTTTAAAGTATTCACAAGCAATTCCAATGTAGTTACCCCCATTTTTAACTGAGTAGTAGATTCATATCCAACATAATCAGTATTCAAAAGCTTCTTTAATTCCTTGGCATACTCTTGTATTTTCTTATAGTCCATGTTATTCACTTTCACAATCATGACCAAAACCCACTTCATCTTCACTTAACAATAAAGTACATTCAGGGCAAGCGCTATAATAAAAAATACCTGTTTCCGGATCTTCAATTACAGTCACCCCGCTTATCTTAGTTTTTCTCATATTCGGAATATCTCTTACATACTTTAAACTAGTCATTACTTCCTCTTTTCTGTTTATAAATAGATATGTTTTTTAATTTATTATCTTAAGGAATATATTGGTGATATATTAGGAATATATTAGTCTATTTTATTTTGTAAAATGAAGCACTTAATGAATTGTTTTTGAAGAAATCTATAGGCGAAACTCCAAGTTTTTCTTGTTCCAAAAACTGTTCCCGAAAATTTTCTTTCTGGTTAATTCCAGCTAACAATCTTGCTACTGCCCTATACATATGTTTTTGATCGTTATTGTTAGGGCCAAATGAAGAGCCAAGATCATTTACTTTTACAAAATCTTTGTTATAACTTACAAGAAAGTTCATGTCTCTCCAAAGTAAATAACAAGCAAAATACCAAAGATTTGGTTCTACACTATCATGAATATACTGAAACCATTGTAAAATATTAAGAACTTCAAAATTTAAATGTAATTCAGGATTAGATTCTTGCACCAATCCTTTGATTTGAATTTGATCAATGGGTAAACTTTCATGTAATTCTTCATCATAATGATTAATATTTAATAAAGGCCCAACAGCACATTGTAATACTTTTGGGTTCATTGCGTCAGTTAATGAATCTACATAAAAATATCTGCAGCCTTCTTCGTTTTCTGATCTTTCATTTTGAATTAAAAGATGGACTACAATCCTGTTAAATAACTCATCTACTGTTTTAACCGGGACATAATTCCATATTTTATTTGCATTTATAACTGAACTAATACTTTCTATCATTTTGTATTACTCCTCTCCAGAGTTAGTTTTTACTAATTTGTTAACATATGCCGGTTCGCCATATCCATTATTTAAAATGATTTCTTCATCAATAAGCATTTGCAAAAGCTTAGTAGCATATTCTGGTTTAATTGAGAAAAAATCAATGTTATACTCACTATTATCCCAATCATCTTCATAATCAAAAGAAAGATCATCTTCCAATCTCAATTCAGGAAAACTAGGATTTTCGGTATAAAGCAAAAATTTCCAAACAGAAGTATCATCTCCATAATAAAGATTTCTACCTTCACTTTGTGTTAACCCTAAAAAATCATTTGCTTGTTTTTCAAAGTAATATGATATATGCTCACCTTTGTTTTCTATATTAACAAAAGGATTTTTCCAATCATTTGCAACAGCTGTAGCAAAACCAGCAATACAGCCTACTGAATTACAATTAAACAAATCAGTAGTCAAATCTTCTATATGAACAACACTAACATGTTTAGAATAAGCATAATCTTTTGTTTTATCAAAAGTGCTATCCGTGATTTTCCCAATAAAACTTGACATATTAAATTTGGCTTGACCATCAAATTCAATTGCTTTAATCAACTTTGCTATATTTTCTTTATTCATAACTTACCCTTTCTCGTTTGATTGTTGTAATTCTTTAACATCAATACTTCCGTCATCTGGATCTATTACAATATCACCATTCATAATCCTTGTTAAAACATGTGCTGCTGTTTTATAATCAATAGAACCCAAAAAGATTTCGCTATCTTCATCATACCAAGGAATACTGTGATCTAAAATATCATTAGCTTCACCATGTTCTTCTCCCATATATTGTAAATCAGGATATTTATCTGACTCATAATACTTTAAGTATTTCCACACAGTATCATGATCCCCATAATATAATCTTAGGCCTTGTTTTCTTGTTAAACCAAGAAAAGTATTTGATGCTTCTTCAAAATAAATAACTTGATTATGAGCCCTATGATGTGAGATTTCTTCTGTTAATTCTTCTGGTTTTTTAATCCAATCAGGCGTTTTCCAATCATTTGCTAAACCCGTAGCAAAACCAGCAATACAACCTACAGAATCACAATTAAACATTGCTGTAGTATCAATTTCTTGTAAAGACCAAGTTTCATAATCACTTGCTAAAGCATGACCATTCTTAACAAGTTCTTTATCTCCATTATCTACTGCTAATTTACCAATAAAACAACCCATATTAAATTTAGATTGTCCATCAAATAAAATTGCATCAATTAATTTTTTAAAGTTATCTTTATTCATGACGTTTCTCCTTTGTGAAGTTTTAATACTTTAGATATTAGTTGTATTACATTATTACTTAAAACAACTTCATTGCTATTTTGCGCTATTCTCCAAGGAAATAAAACCCCAACTGCGTCTTGTAATTCATTTATTGAATTAATCATATCTTCTTGGACTTGCTTATCTGTGCGAGTATCCATTTTTTCCTTTCTATTATCACGCATTACAATACCTCTTCACTTGTCATAATAAAAAAGCTGACATCTTCTTTAACGTTTTTACCAAACAAAGCACCAGGCCCATTTCCTTCTGAATCTTGAGATGGATAAATAATATTTCCATCATCTAAAAGTAAACCTATGCAAGGGTAAGGACTATCTCCCCAACCTTCATCTTCAACTATTTGTTTATTTAAATTAATAACATCAACTATCTTTCTTCCAATTAGATTCATTTCACTACCTCTTTCATTTCTTGTTGATATTCACTGTGTATATATTCCCAATATTCATTCAACTCTTTTTGTGTTGCTTCAGATGAATCAATACCATTAGATATTTGATGCTGATATGTTAAAAGAATATCGGCATAAACATCATCACAATTGATCGCATCTTTAACCATTCCCCGCCAGTATTGATTACTCATTGTTGTCTCCTTTTGTTGTTACTTCATTTACAGAATCTAAAGATATATCACCAAAATCCCAATAAGCATCTAAAGCAAGTTTATTGTAATCAATGATCACTTCACCATCTTTAACTTTTTGCCGGGCTTCTTCAACACTATTTGCTTTAACAATAAATGTATATCCAGTAGATATCCAAGCATCAACTTCATATGTATTCATAATTAATCCTTTTACGTTTGTAATAATTTCAGTTACTGGCATTAGATTTTTTTCTGAATTATGAAATAAACATGGTTCAGACAATACTAAAGCTTTAATAACATCTTCAATTTGAAGGTTTTTAGGTGGGTTAGGTATATATTTAGGCTCTCCATTTTCTAATTTGATATACGGTGGTCTTGATGATGTATAATTCTTTATCATTTATTCCTCCATTTGTATAAGTGTTTCCATAATTTCCCAACCATTGCCAATACAATTCTGCTCAAGATGTTTAAAGATTTTGTCAAGCATTTGTTTAGCTTCTAAATCTGACATTCCTGGACGTAATTCTTTAACATCACGCCAACTCCATTTAATTACAACATCTTCCGACTTAAACGTTTTCACTATTCAACTCCAACGCTTTATTTGTATTCAAGAAATCTAAAACTTTTGACCAATGAGCACTATTTTTTGTGATCAAATCATTAAAGTCTTTTCTGAGCTTTTCACCCAAACCAATTTCTGTTAATTGTTTTACATAAGCTGCAAACTCTGGCTTATTTGTTTGAAAATGCATAGTTTTACCACTAATTGGATTTCTTACATAAACAAAATTACCATCCGTGCACGGAATCAATAGACTATAATTACTATTAATCGCAGCTTGAATTGTTAACTGTAATTCTGTTCTCGCATCTTTCTTTTCTACAAACTTTTTAGTTGCCATATTACATATCTCCATCTTCTTGTTTGTTAAGTTGAATATCTATAATTGAGTTCTTTATACACTTTTCCTGCTCTGCTGTCATATCTGGAACAAATTCCATTAATTTTTCTATTGCTTCTAATTCTAGATAGTCATTATTGTCTTCTTCTGTTTCCCAAGCATTTATAAATACTGTATGGTAGTCAAAAGAAATATGTGCTGACACGAATTGCTTACCCATATTTATTTAACCTTTCTGAATAGTAAATCATTGACATAATCTTCGGCCCAACGCCTAATTTCATTATTAGCGCTTTCACCAACACATTCTTTTGTTTTAGTTTTGCCAGTATTATTGTCTAATATTTCTACTTTACAATAAGCACTTTTAAATATTTGCTTAATGCTTCCAGAACAATATTCTCCATCTGCTTCATAATAAACAACTTCAAGGTCAACATTATCCCAGCCATTGGTCCAATTAAAAACCACAACATTAGTTTCATACCAATCTGACACTCTAGGAACTTCTATAGATTTAGTTTTCACAAATACTCCTTTTCGTATTCTTTACTTCCGTGAGTGTTGTAATAATTTTGTCTTTCTAATTTTGCTGCATTTAAATCATATTCTTTATTTTCCAGCAAAGACCATACTTCATCCATACATTCACCATCAGTCATTAATTCACCTGGGTGAGTTAATGCGTTTATAATTTTCTCTACAAGGTATTCGTAATCAACCATTCTCATTTCCCTAGTAGTAATGTTCCTTATTCTCATTTAACCCCCTCTAACGATAGTTTCTTTATATGCTTTAACAGCTTTAATAATTCGCGCCTATCAACATCTGTTTTTGCTGCGATATGGGCAGTAAATGCTATTTCATTTAAAAGACTGTTGATTTGTATTTTTTCTTTCTTATTCATCGCACACCATTTTGATTGATTCCATTTCTAACTTATTTTTTAGCTCATCACTCCAACGCACTACTCTTCTCCTTTATAGCCATTGATATTGTTTTGTAATTGATTTGCCCATTTCAAAATATGCATTTGCATACTTTGAAAATCTTGATCAAAAGGATATGAATTATGCATTGTTAGATTGTCTAAAATTTCATTACAGCAAATCCAAGCTTCTGCTAATTCCATAGTTCCTTCTTTGAACTTTTCAAGTGCTGACAAAAACAAATATTTTTCTTTATCAAATATAAGTTCTTCTAGTTTTTGAACATCTTCGTGTTGTGCATTTGTTAATGCAATGTTTCGTTTAATTTCTAATTCTGTTATTTGGTTTTCTAACAGTTTTCTAAATTCTGTTTTTGTATCTATATTCATTAATCCTCTATTTCCTTAAGAGCAAAATGTGCTCTTTTGCCTTGATTTGATAAACTTTGTATATATAAATTAGCAACTACAAACGGAACTTGTCTTCCAATATTTGTAATAACATAACCACCATTTTGTTTTTTAACAAAATTATTTTTTACCATAACTTCTAAAGTTCTCAAGATAGTATCTTTTCTTTTAAACTTTGTAGGGTTAAAAGAAATTATTTCGGAAATTGAAACAACTGGGCTGTTCATTCTTTCCCTCATACTTATATATTTAATAAGCACAACTTGAATACCATTATAAGAAATTCTACATTTCTTAATTTGATCTATTGCGTTCATATTTCCCTTTCTAATATTATTCTGTTCCATATACAATTTTTAAACTAACATCATTAGCCCATCTTAAAGCCGCTGATTCATGATCTTCTCTCATAAATTTTTTCTTTTTAGTATTACCGGTTATATCATTAACAACTATTGCTTGACTTATATAAAGATTTTTGTGATTGTAAACTTTAACAGTCACGCTTTTCTTATCCCAGGAATCAGTTTTTTGGTAATCATAAACCAATTCCCAATCAATATCACTAATCTTTGTCATCTTGTTTTCCTTCTAGTTCTTGTTGTTTTTTCTTTTTCCAGTTTTTATATTCGTGTTTATTAATAACAAGTTCTGCTTTCAGCACTTCTTTTCCAGGAGAAAAATCTTCTCTCAACCATTTGTCTAATCTTATTACCCATTCAGTAGTTGAAACTGTGCTGTGATTTGTAGATAAACCAATCGTTTCTTCAACCATTTCCATAGTCAAATAATGATTCTCTATTTCATTATTATTCCATCTTTGCATAAAAGACATTTTGTTGTATTTTTCATATACTTTTGATCTTGCATAGTATTCAGCAGCATTGTCTTTAGTTATAGAACTAAAACCAACTGCCCCACCCCAAAAAATAAATGTTTTTAATGTAGGGTTAACATCAAAATATTCTTCATCACTTCCATCTGCTCTAGTTTTTACATAAGCATCTTCTATATTGTTTTTATATTTTTTAATTTTTGAAATATCCCAGTTAAGTGGCATATAATCTCCTATTTTTGTTTGTTTTTTGTTAAGTCTTTTATGTGATCTACAGTTTTTACAACAACAGCGTTGTCATACCAATTTGTTTTTGTTTTATTAAATGCTTTTGCATGTTCTATAACTTTATCTACATTTACATTGTAAATTCTAACTTGAACAATTGATTTGTCTTTTAACAAAACAATTGCGTATTCATTTTTATAAACGTTTTCATTACTCATCATTCTCCTAGTTGTTATTGGTTTTGATATGATTCAATAAAATCAATTACATCATTAACTTCTTCCATACTTAAAGAAACATCTTCTCCTTCTTCATCTGTTTTAGAAAAAATTACATCACCACAAATAACATCATCAAAAGGTCTTTTATTTTTAATGTATTGTGTTGCTAAATTATTTACTGGTAGGCCTTTAATTTTTCCTTCTTCGTTGCAAAAAATTGCAATATCTTCATAAACATGAACATACTCAATCCAGCCTCCAACAATTTTTTGATAGTCTTCCAATGAAAAATCTTTTTGTTCAATCATTTTCCAACTATCATCTGATTTCATTACTATTGTTTGCATATCGCCTTTCTTTCTTTTGGTTTATATTAAATGAAAGCATCAGGAATTGTTATATTATGGGCAAAGACTATAGATGTCGCCAATATAACAATTTGTATTTTACAAGACATGAAAGGGGGTAAATGCCTTAACCTGATGCTTAGCGTTTCCGATAGGACTTGAACCTATACTCTATTGATTAGAAGTCAATTGCTTTATCCATTAAGCTACGGAAACTGATTTGTTAATCTATTTATTTGTAAACAATTTCTCCATATTTAATAATCAATTTCTCACCATCAAAATACCATTGATATTGACTATTATCTTCCCCTATCCAATTTATATAACTACCTTTTTTTACAAATGGAGCAATTACATCAAAGAATTCGTATTCATTACCTGTTTTGCTATCATATACAAGCGCAATTAAATCACCATTTTTCTCATCAAACAATAAATCTGCAAAACCAAGTTCTTCTAATATCTCAACAAAAGTTTTACATTTTGCTGGGTAATTAGCATCCATCCAACTAAACCATTTAGCCGGATGATAATCTAATCCTTCAGGTCTTGGATCATCAGAACTTATCCCAATACTATTCCAACCACCACCATTTTTTAATTCATCTCTATCATTAAGTTTGCACATTGCGTTATAGCAATCTTCAAATTTATCTTTACTAACAACAAAATCATTCTCTTTAGTAGTTACCCAGTATCCCATTGGATACCCCTTTCTATTGTTTTATTTAAATGCCCAAGGTTTAGCACCATCAATATCATACAAATATTTGGCAACTTTTAAGTTACAATCTACTTTTAGCAGACCATCTAACCCAGTTCCACATATTTGTTTAGTTAATGTTTTCCAACAACTATTGATTTGAACTAAACCACGATCAATAGACCCATTTTTATTCAGAGTCCATATCACATTTCCATCTTTATCATATTTAGCATTAATGGCTTTTTCATTACAACCACTTTCTCTCCAAGCAATATAAGAAAAAAGCTCAACAGGTAATCCAAATTCAATGAATTTAGATTCCCATTGAGGGCATCTTTTACTTAAATCTCTTGGTATTTGTTTCTTAATACTTAATGGTTGCTCTACTTCTTTAACAACAATTTCTTTATCGGTGTTATCAATTTTATATAAAGGCCTTAAAGATTCAATTTTTATTTTATTTTTATAAGGGATACTTCCGTCAGCCAAAGCCGTTGGGTTACTTACGATTATTAATAATACAATATAAGTAACTGCAATAATGTATCCGAGTAATTTTTTATACATGTTCATTTTCCCTCCATTTAGGTAATGTTTTGTGCTGCGACACATTAAATATCTATTTAGCGAAAAACGAAAGTAAATCTACAACTCTTACTTACGCTTTTACTTTGATTGTTCTTATAATAACCTCCTTAAAGTGTTGTTATATTTTATCATTTTTTTTATTTTAAAACAACTTTACTCTTCTTCTAACAAGATTTTTGTATTGTCAATAATATCTGGCGGCATTTCACCTTTTTGGACTAAATCATTATGATATCCAATATTTTTAGTTATTTCTCTAAAAGAAGCAGAATACGGATTATAAAAATACTCTTTAATATTGCCAGGTTCTTTTGATTTTACTGAATATTCAAATATTCTTGCATGCCAATTATCTGGTTTAAACCCCATTTGTCTTTCGCAAATTCTATTTGCTAATCCAACAGCTTCAGTTACTGTAGAAACATCATCTACTCTAATAGCATAACGATATTCCACGATATAATAGTTATCAAATTTTGGCATAATTAAACCTTAGACCCTAATGCTAATAAAACTAAAACAACTGAACCAATTAACAACAATGGAACTAAAAACCCAGTAACAATGATGGCTAAAAATACAAATAATATTATTACAAGACTATCTTTCATATTTTCCTCATAGAGAATTCTTTACCAATATCAGCATAAAGTTCTTGGCCATTTTCTGAGATCATTAACACTCCGTTTCTTTCTATGATTTCGTTCTGAATATGTAAAAGATAAACAAGTTCGCCAAATTTTGCAATGTGCGCACCCAAAACTTTAGAATATTCTACTTTATAATTTAAAGTTTTTAGCTTGGCAATATCTACTGCCTTAAACTTGATCACACCTTTATTACAAACACCAATTGGTTCATCATAAAACTTACACATCAATTTGCCAATTCTATCATCTGCTAATGATCTAAACTCTCTGTATTCATTATCAGCAATCTTACTAGACAAATGATCATATTCATGAATAATTGTTGCAACAATATTGTGAATATTTCCGTGTTCTGCGTGTTTTTTCTCAATCAATATCTGCGCAGTTTCTTCATCATTTAAATTAATTACTTGACCATAAACGTAATTTTCAACTTTAGATGAAAAAACAGCAATTGGGCATTTCAATTTTCTTAACCCAGGCTCAAATTGTTTTGCTATTTCAATAGCAGTAATGAGATTAGGATATTTTTCTGTATCTTCATCAAGATCGTGTTCAATCTTTTCGCCTAATTTATCAACAGCAGTATTAACTCCACCTTTAGACAAGAGTTTGTATAACCCAGCAGTATTTACATTTACTGGGTTATATCCATGTTCTTTAACTATAAAGTTAATGCCATCAATTGCTTGAAGCATTGGAGAAAGTATCACTGAATTTTTTGGATAGATAGAATAAAAAGCTTCAGCCCACGATTTGTCAAATGAATATATATCCCATTTGCCTTCGGTGATGTTTTTAAATTCATAATAGTTGTTATCACTCATTGCTTTTTTAATAACTTGTTTTTGTGTTTCTTTATCTGTCATTTTGCTATACAAAGAAATGATATCGTATTCGTTTGAGTAAAGGCTTTTTATACTTCTCTCTTCATTTAGTAAAGCCAAATTCATTTCATAATCAAACATGGAATGAATAGAACTATCTTTATGAACCAATACGGTTTTGCAAAATATCCTAAAATCATTTGAAGTTTTTTCCAAAACAGAACTCCCATTGTAAGTAAATACCTTAGGAGTGTTTTCACAAAAATACGAGTCATGATTATTATAGATATCCATCATCAATGGAGATGCTGTAATAAAAACAGAAAAGGTATCTTGTTCAATTGTTATTTCATCAACAATTGATTTCTTCCAAAACTCACTGTCTTTAGCATTAGATATTGCTTCTCTATAGATTTGGAATTCATTATCCCAACTCATAATGCCGGCTTCTAATGTAAAAGAAGAATTTTCTGTATAGTCTCCGTAATCGTAAACAATACAGTTAATTCCATCTTTTACTTCAGATTTGTATCTAAGCATATAAGGGCCATTATTATCATGGCCAGCAAATACAAATTCTAAACCTAATCTCAAAGCTGAGATAGGGGCATATTTAATTCCTGAACCAAATTGGCCAATAGAATCAGGATCATCTCTTTTAGAAGAATAACCCAATTTTTCTAAAGACAATCTACTTACGCAAGGAGCGTAATTTGATATCTTAATATATTTTGTCATTTTTTCCTTTAATCTGCTTTGATAATGATATCATCTGATGATACTTTTTCTTGATACATCATAGTAGTTAACGCTGTTCTAATTCTAAATTTAGTGTTAAAATCTAATTCCGGGATAGAATCTAGAACACTTCCAATTTGATCAAATGTATAGGTTTCTCTTCCCCTAGCAATTTCTTGTTGGATAAATTTACGCAAAGCACTTGTCATAGTGCTATCTACTTTACTTTTATCAGAGCCATATAGATGAGTTGTAATATCATAACGAATTGCTTCAATAATAACTCTTGTTGCTAATTTAGCAGTTTCGCAACCATTCATGACATCATATGATTCAAGCATATCGGTAACTTTATCTTCTACTGATTCAGTATCCATATAGCCTTTAACATCACCTGCTAAATCATCCATATCAATATATTCTTTAAGATCACTTGCTAAATCACTCATATCAATTTCTTCTAATACTTTTTCGGTTATTGTTTTGTAATCAACAGGAACAAGTCCTGATAATTCCGATGCCGGAATTGATAACGTAATATTTACATTGTTTTCTTGCATTTTATTTTCCTTTGTTTTTGGGTGCGTTAATGAACGCCCGTGTTTTTATTATTATTAAACTTCAAGATTGAGTGTATGCTATACACACTTAATTTTGTGAGATATATTCAGAGTAAATCCCACTAATATCAATTACATTATTTACTATATCCATCAACACTTCGTAAGCAATAGTTGAAGTTATTAAAGAACCCAAAGTTCTAAAATACCAACCTTCTTTTATATTTTCAGTAAGTTCATCCCAAGTCCAACTATCTTCATTCAAAAGTCTCTCTCTATTATATTCTTTTTCAGCTAATTCAAATGCTTTTTCTTCTAATTGATACTTAGCAGCAACTAAATCCCAAGCACTATACTTTATACAATTAAATAAATGTTCTGTTTCATATTCCGTAAGTTCTAATATATCTTTACCTGCTTCAGCAAAACCACTAACAATAGTTTGATTAAACGAATTATTAATAGTCATATCGTTATATGCTAAAACAGCCCAACCAGCAACACAAGCAGTTGTATTACACTTTGCAATATCTGATTCATTTAATGCTTCAAAAGGAATTACACATAATTGCTCGTAAATCTCTTCTGATTCGTAAAGATTACCAGATGTTAATTCTTTATAACTTTCTGATTGATCAATAGCATTTTCAAAACTTGTATTAAGATCACGAACATCCCAATATGGCATTTCTTCTTCATCTAAAGGCACTTTGCTATAATCACTAATTTTAATTCTTTGGTTATCAACCAAATAATTAGCGTCTATTGTAAACCAATTTGTAATATCAAAATGCTTATCACCATATTTTTTGATATAATTAGCTGTTATGGTTAATTGTTTTTTGTTCATACTACCTCTTTCTAATGTTTCTGTATAAAATATAAAAATATATTATTACTAAAACTCCATAAACAAATTCAAATATATATTTACTCATACCATATCCGAAATATCAAGAATATGCGAAGCATATCTATAGATTGATGAATCTTCTTCAACTTTTCTTTTAGCACCATCAAACCAATCTTGGTAATGATAATAGACATCAATAATTTCATTTTGATCTGTAGTAATAACTTCAATAAAAGAAGCCGGCCCACCTGTAGACAAATGTATTCTATAATGTTTACTAACATCAACACCTAGTCCATAATCAAAAATTGAACTTTCATGAATATCTTCATTTTTTACAATCTCTAATACTTTTTTGTCATTTTCATCTTCTAAGTCAAGATCATCCATTTCGTTATGAAATGCTACCAGAAGTGCTTTAATATAAAGATTAGTAGAATCCATACTGTCATTAATTCTTTGTTCACAATTTAATTGTTTATCGTTCATAACATCTCAATTCTGGTTTGTAGTTTTTCTAGTTGTTCTTTGGTTTCTATTGTTTTTGCTTGATTGTTAATTAGTTTCCATAATTTTTCTATACAAGAAGCAAAAGATTTAAAACGTTCTTGCGAAATAGCATTGCTAATGCTTCCGTCAGAAATTGCTTTAAAATAATTATACTTTTCAACATATATTGATTTTTCTGACATAAAATAAGGAAGAACCCAACCACCACTTCTCCCATAACTATGACAATCAGTATAGCCAAAAGATTGCGCTATTTCACTGGCTTTTCTCCAAAATATATCAATTAAATCTTGATAAACTTCTTCGCAATCATAAACATTTTCACTAAGTTTAGGATAACGCCATTTTACATTAACAGCTAAATAACCATCTTGGTGAATGTATTTATCATCTATCATATTGAAATCATCAAAATATAGATACCTTAAATGTTCAACAGCAGATGTATTTGTCATTTGATTATTAATATCTTTAATAATAATTGTTGGATTATTCATTATTCTCCTTTTACTTTAATGTTCTTTCTAATTTTATGGCCGTAATACTTTTATTTACAATTAAATTGTAAAAATTTGTTGGAACTTCTTTTAAATTTAATATTTTGTTTAATTCTTTTCTTTCTAAAGAAGAAAACCCACCCCACATACCGTATTCTATTTGATTATCCATTGCATAAGCTATACAATTTGTTTGCACAGGACACTTTTTACAAATAGATTTTACTTTTAAATTATTTTTTCGTGACAAAGCAGATTGTCTTTCTGTATCTGGAAAAAATAAATTGATATCTAGGTTTTTACACGCAGCTTTTTCTCTCCACAATTCTTTTTCTATTTTAAATTTATTCTTCATCTTCACCTTCTTGGTGGTTTCCAAATAACGGTTGAATTATAATTTTTCTAAAATACGATAAAAAATTATCTTTTGCTTCGCTTTGTTGCAAACTTATCATTATCAAAGAAACAATTGCTGATAACGATAACGCTGTATAAACAGATAATTCTTGATCAATATCTTCACCTTCAGACATCATATTTATAATATGTAACTGAAATCTTGCCCTGTCTTGCTCATCAGAAAAATCAATTCTTTCTACCAAGTTTACTATTGACACTAAAGATGATAAAAACAATGAATCATCTAAACTGTTTGTTGGGAGTTTTTTAAAATTACTTTCATCAATATTTTCTATTTCATCCATTGAAAACATTAATCACCACCATACCTTTGAACCATCACAATTTTTCCCGACAAACTCTAACCACCAAGAAGCATAAATCCAATCATTAATATAATCAGAATCTAAAGTATCTAGCTGTTTATTTTCTTCTTTCTGAAGATTATACGCAAATTGTTCTGTATTCTCTTTCATCCATTTAGACATATCTAAACAATCCATAGCAGATATACCATTATCTCCATCTCCATAAAATGTATATAAAGAATCGTCCAGATTGTCTGATTGACTTAAAATTCCCAAAAGATGATTGCCATACTTTCCTCTATACCAACAATCAGTTCCAAACATTGACCCTGCTGGGTTAATATTTTTAACAATTGGATTTGATTCTCTTTCGTTTTTCCAAGTACAATTGCCTTGTTCTTGTGTTTCAACACAATCAATACGGTTATCTTTATCTCTTGCTGCTTTTAAAGCACAAGGATATTCGTTAGGTATATTATCTAATCCCATATTTTACAACTCCCCTGCTTTTTCTGCTTTCATATAATCATAATGATCCCAATCTATATCAGCAATTGAATCATATTTGTAATGATATTCCCAACTTTCATCTGAAACAATTTCACCTTTATTAATTTTTATTTCTCCAGCAAAACACATTCCTGGTTCTTCATAATAAAGCCAAAACATAAGTTTAGGAAATTGTTTACTTAACTGTTCTTTTAAGAAATCACTTCCTGGACCCCAAGCAGTTTGATATTCAAAATGAATATATGATTCACCATTACTTTTTGTTATAGGATTTTCAAAATCAGGATCTCCATTTTCCAAAATATTATATGTTGTTATATTACAATGCTCAATACCTGATGTATCAATACTATAATCACCCCATTTAGTCCCCCAATTTTCATTAGCCCAGTTATACCAATTATCTGAACCATACTTTTCAATAAGTTCTTTATTTTCTTCCCCTGCTATTGAACTAGTTGTATTTTCTAATTCAATTGGCATTGGGGTTAAACTTCTAAATATTTTATATTTATCATTAGAGGAACCAGTAGGCTCATCTGAAGTAATAAAATTAATAAACTCTATTACGTCTTCTGTTTTACCCAACACCCCTAATGTATTTTGACAATGATTAGGCATTATTTTTCTCCGTTTCGTTAGTTATGTTTTTTCCTACATATTTTCTTTTTATATGATTATTAAAAGCTGCACCAATAGAAATAAATTTATTATGTATTAACGGCACAAAACTGCTTATATTAACATCTGGATATAAATACATTTGATTGTTTTTAAATACAGCAATTAAAGGGCCATAATCGTTTTCAATATTTTTGTAATAAATAATTTCTTTTAACAATGTTGATTCTTCACATTTAATATTTATTACCACATTACTCCTTTTTAAACAATTCTAATTGATTTACATTAATTTTAGAAAATTCTTCTTCAGTAAATTGAGGTCTAGGTATATTGTGTTCATCACAAAATTCATACCATTTTTCATACCCAGCAGCATTACACAATTCTAAATCATATATTGATCTCATAAATTGTTCATCTGTTGGATAAACTTGATCATAATCATCAAACTCATAACCTTTATTTACTAAATCAAAATAAATTCTTTCATAACAACTTTCTAAATTAAGTTTATCTTTATAAACTAAATCAGAATTAAAATCATCAACCCAGTATTTAACTGTTTCAATTGCTTCTTTAAATTGTTTTTCAGCATAATCACCTTCATCAGCAATAGGATAATCATTTAATTGATCCATCCATTCCATTGCTGCTATAAAAGCAATAGTAATATCTTCTTTTTTAATTTCATCTTTAAAAGGAAGTTCTTGTTTAAGAATACGACAAACTAATCTGTCAACATTACCAACCATCCAATGACTATAATTTTCTATTCTAAAATCAAGAGGAAATCTAGACATTAAATCTTTTGTAATAACTTCAAAATTAGATACTTCTCTTATATCAGAGTCTCTATTCTTATCAACTCCACAAAAACCCCAAGTTTTAAACATATCATCAGAACCCCAATAACCAAAATATTCTGGTTTTTGCAATCCATCTTTTGCGCACTTAAGTATATTTTCAACATAATTAAATATCATTGTTTTTTTTCTTCCTTTCTAAATACTTGTTTAAATCAAACTTTGGTTTTAGATTTTCTCTTAAATTATTTGCTATTTCCCAACACTCATTTGCTTCTTTAATTTTATTTTGTTTATAAAACAAATCACCAAGTTGTTGGTATTCTTCCCATTCATAAAACATTATTGCTCTTTGAATTTAAAAGATTGTTTTACAAAACTATTAAAAGCATCTGCCAATGAACCTTTTGCGTTACCAAAATCATTTACAGGTTCTTTGTCTTCAGCATCACGAAAAAGAACACTGCTTCCAATTTGTTTAGTATTAGAAGTACAAAATAACTTAACTCTTGTTTTTTTAGGGTGCTGAGATGCTGGTATATCATTATATTCATCATTGTCTTTGTCAATAGGCGCTGCCCAACCACAAGTTCCAACAGTTAAATAATCATACTTAGAAGATTCAAGCAATAATTCAATATCGCTTGTATCCAATAAATCATAAACATCTCCACCAGAAGAAATCTCAACTGCTTCAAAATTGTCTTCAGAAACATTTAATCCAAATATTACAGCTTTATCGCTATCAAATGGATAATCTATTTCTTTTGAAATCTTAGTAATAAAATTTGCAAATACACTGTTTTTCATAATTTTCATGTTATTTTCCTTTGTTTATGTTAATTTTAAATTTACCAGTTTCTAATTATGTGTATAAGATCATTACTCTTATTAACATAATATAAAGAAACTACTTCTTTGTTTTGCATACAATCATTATTACTATTGTATTTGTAATATAATTGAATAGCATATTCATATTTATTATTGTCAATAGTGAACGATTTTGTATTTATTAAAGTTTTAGTTATATTATATTCACTATTGATATAATTTTTATATTCTCCTATAAAACATATTTTCATAGAAGAACTCTTTATTGGTTGCGGCATAAAAAATTCTTTTTTATGTTTATTTGACATCAACCAATCTTGTTCTACAATTTTTACATAATTAGTTATATCAGAAATTGTATTAATTTCTTCATTAATTATTGTCATCATATGTAATTAATTCCTTTTCCCATAATTTAAAATCAGGATTTATATCTGTATCATTTTCCCAATCAAAAAATGTAGTTTGTTTTTTTATTGTTAACAATGGAATAATTTCTAAATTTTTGTTATTTGATAAATCTTTTAATATTTTTTTAATTTCTTTGTCTTTAAGAAATTTTTGAATATCTTCTTTTTGTTCTTTAACTAATTTAATTTGTTTTTTTCTTTTATTAAACATCATTATTTCTTTCTTGTGTTTTTAATAACTGACATATTTTAATAACTTTTTCTACTTTTTCATTACTTTCATTATTAATTAATATATTTCTTAATATCCAATTGTAATCTTTTGTTCTAAATACTGGAATTTGTATTTGACTTGCTAATTTATCAAGTTCATTTAACAATAAATGCCTTGTGTAATTATCCATATTTAATGATCTCCTTGTTCTAATAAATCTGCTCTAACATTTAGGCTTGTTAACTCTGATTTTTTAACCCAAAAATAATTTGATTTATGTAATAAAGCAGGAGTATATTCTTTTCTAAATTCTCTTTCTAAAATGTCTACTCCAATTTTTTGACAACTACTAGACAAACAATAGTTATATCCTGCTAAATGTCTTTCAATAATATATTCTTGATCACAATAAATACATATTGGCATATTTTTTCCTTTAAAAGAAATAAGGTTTTATATAATATTTTTTCCTTATTATTTATCGGGCGTATCCTGAGAGATAAATTTATTAAATTAATATAACCCGAATTAATTTGTAATTAAATATAACCTATTTCAGCAATTTTTTCACGAATAGGTTTTCTTGTTTCATTACGCAAATCAATTATTGCTTGTTTTTTAACAAGCAATTCTTTCAACTTGTCAATGTTTTCTTTATTTGCTAATTCTACACAATCGTTAATAACAACATTATATCCTCTGTATAATAAAGAAATAACTAATTTTAATTGCTCAATGTTTGACAAATACAAAAACCTTCTGTCTTCACCTAAATCATACAATTCATTTTTTCTAAGTTTTCTAATTATTGTTGATTCTATTAAGAAATCCATAAATTCAATTTCTGGTTTAGTATTATACCAATTTAATTCTGGACTAAACTTTTTTAACTTAAATTGAGTTTGACCTCTTACTTTTAATTTACCACTTGTAATTAAAGTGTTAGTATTTACCTTAAGCATTTTTGCTCCTTTGTAATAGATTATTTATTAACATCAAACTGACTTGGATGAATTTGCTGTGTGCTATTTATAAGTTTAGCCTGTTGCTTTTTCTTTGGTCCAAATACTCTATTTGAATATTTAGTGCCATCAGGATAAACAATACCTAAATAATTTGGATTGTCAATCTTTTTCTGAACATCATCTAACATAATAAACAATTGCTCAATTACAGCATAATCAACAGCATAATCTTTATCTGTAACTGCGTAATAACGAATTTCTGAATTAGTTATTTCTTCTTTAATATAAATAACAACTCCATAACTAATTTTACCAAAATCTATGGCAAGACCAATAACTTCTGCTTCCATAAAATCTTGCTCATTATCATAAACTTTACCTAATAATTTATACGACATAAAAAATTTCCCTTTCTAATATGTTGGAATAATATATTACTATTCTGTATTTATGATTAACTACATTATTTATTCTTACAAATATACTTTGTATTAGTAATTTAGCGATTAAATTACGGCATAATTTACGCACCAAATTACTCAGCAAATTAGCGACTAATTTAATTGCTAATTTAACGAATAATTTAATTCGTAATTTACGAACTATAAAAATTGCCATTAGTCAGTTTATCGTCAAGTAAATTGAAAACTACAAATAAGTGAAAACTAATTTAAAGAAAGTTTTTTTTGCGGAGTAAAAAGACGGCCATTTGATCGGCCAATATTGTGCGTAGTATATCAAATACTTTACAGAAAACTTGTTGAAGCCTTTGCAAAAGTCTTAAGTAAATACTTTTTGCCGCCAACGTGTTTGAAAGTGTTATTTGGTAAATTTTAGTATATGTTTTTTACACGCAACAAATAGTTTGAAGAAGTCTTAAGTAAAGCACTCCCGTATATTTATTAATATTAATCTTAAAAATTGAGTGCATATTTTTCAACACATCAAGGGTTTTAATAAAGTTTGAATTTATAACGCTATTTCTTCAGAGCTTACCTTGATGGGTTTAGTTATTCAATACTAGATGATATGTCTTGCAAATAAGATAACATAGACCCGGTAAATTTAATACGACCAACATGAATCAAAGTGATAGTTGGATCAACCCAAATTGAACCACCAATATCTTGCCAATATCTACAAAACCCATAATCTTCAGATAAAAATCTATTTTTTTCAGGGTCAATGTATGAATTAAAAAAAGCATATGTCTTTTCCATTTCTTTTTTTGTTAACGAACCAGTGTCGTCATTATATTTTAAATGAGGATAGGATTCAATCATCTTCTCAAAACATGATCGTTTAATTAACATAAAACCAGTGCCGGCATCATAAATTTCTATTGCCCCATTTTCAACCTTCAAAGTTGTTTGCTCTTTACCTTTTGCTGGATTAACAACAAATCTTAAACTTTTTGACATCAATTCGTCATACTTAACATCTTTAACAACAGCGTCATGCTTAACTTTTCTCCAATTAATATCTTTAATTGGATAAGCTGCAGTCATAACTTCTTTATCATGCCATAACAATTTAATAATATCTTCTGCTTCAAACCCAATATCTGCATCAATAAACATCATGTGAGTAAATTCACTATTTGCTAAAAATTTAGCAGAAATATTATTTCTGGCCCTTGAAATCAAACTGTCAGTAATTGTTGAAATTGCAAACTTTATTCCATGATCTCTAAAATACATTACTGTCTTTATTACAGACATAAATGTTGATTCAGTTATTTGCTGGTCATAACAAGGTATAGCGATCATCACATACCATGATTTAATTTGCTCAGGGTTAATATCTATTTGGGATTGTTCTATTTCTAATTTTGTCATGATTCAAGTATATCTTAAAATATACAGCGACAACCCCTTTTATTAAATTTTTTAATACGGTATTTGCCGCGGTTTCAACTTACTAATTATGAGCTTTTATAGATTTTCTAAAGTAAATTCAAACCCATCACGAGGGTTTGGTTTTGAAGAATAAGAACGCGAAAACCCGTTTTTGTTTCCATCATAAATAGAAACAGTTCCAGCATCTTCAAATTCATCATACTTCTCAGAATCAATACTAAAATCTAATATCTCTAAATCTATCTCATTATCAATCATAATATTTGAAGCAGCAGCAAAAACAGAACCAGCTAAAGCATCAGCCATATCTTTTGACCCACCACTTGGGTGATCAATTCGGTTATTTGAAAATAATCTTAATTTCAATAATTCATCCTCAACTAAATGCTCTTCCCAATAACCACGCAATCTTGTGTCATATATGGCTGTCATTAAAGTGTCGTAATCGGTTTTCTTTACGCTATGAAAATCTGCATTTACTCCTAAAGCTCTTAAGCTCTGAATCATCTCAACAGATTGCCATCTATCAAAAGTAACTAAACCAACATCAAATCTTCTGCACAAATCAATAATCATTTGCCTTACTGAAGCAAAATTAATTTCTTGACCAGGTTCTGCTTGCCAGGAATATACTAAATCAACATTTATTACCGGCAATCTTTCTACACCCATTGAAGTTTTAATTTCAGTAATGCCCGGACAATGAGTCATACATAAAGCTGATCTATCTCTATTTAATCCTAAATCAACATGAATAAATCTTCTATGACTATCTGAATTATTAAACCAAGGATGAAAGCGGCCTTCTTCATCTAAAGGATTATCTGAATAATTAAAAGCTTTTCTAACTAAATTTTCATCTCTAAAATAAGCATCTTCCATACTTGGCGGCTCACATTCAAATCTTGCTTTAGCTTCAATTGGGTTTCTGATATATTCAGATTCTAATTGCTCTCTTTTGATTGTAGGATTAACTTCCCAAGTAGCAGCTTTAATTGTCCAAGTTTTTGGTTCTTTTTTTTCTCTAGAGTTATAATATCTTTGTTGAATAAAATCACCTTTGTATCTAGGAAACGACAAAAGAATAACTTTACCTACTTCTGGAAACCGAGACATAACAGATAATTTACTCATATTATAAATTGCAGATGCTGAACCTTTTGCCCTGGTATCTCCTTTTAATTCAGAATCAGTTTTAAATGCTGCAATTTCATCCAAAATAATTGTTAATACTTCATAACCTTCCCAGCCTTCACTTTCTGAGTGACCAGAAAATAATCTAACCGGTCTTGAGAAGAAAAAAATTTCTGATACTCTTGGCTCAAAACCCACACTATTAAAATAAGGAGAGGCCAATAATAAATTTTTTAATGGTTCAAAGAATACTCTTTGTGCTTGTTGAGCGTTTACAGCCAGGTTTAACAAATCTATATAGACACCGTGAGCTTTCCCGTAATATCCCAAAGGATCTCTCAAACAATGTAGCAAATATGACGTATACGCGATAGATATTCTGCTACAATGGTCTTTCCCACTACCCTTACCGAGCATACAAATAACTTCATTATCAGTATATTTATTGTAATATTCAGTTCCTTTTTCTTCACCCATTAATTTAATTAAAGTTGGCTTACGAAAGATTTGAGTACTATGTCTAACAATTTCAGTTTGAATTTCAGAAAGGTCTGGCAAACCCAAATACTTTTTGTCTTTAACAAAGACATCAATAGGTACAGGTTCTTCCATAAGCTCTTCTTGTTTCAAAAGCCTATTAAAATCTTCAAATTCAAGATTAACACCGAGATAATCAGACATTATATTAATCCCAACTTAATCCCAATAGGGCAAAAATACAGTCTCAAATTCTGGCGATATGCCCCTATAGCCTTAAAAAGCCTTCTCAAATTCTGAGAGGTAGGGGGTATAGGCCCAAAAGCAGTTCTCAAATTCTGAGAGGTAGGGGGTATAGGGGCAAAAGTGGTTCTCAAATTATGAGCCATTTTGATCTTCGTTTTCTATGACAATAGTTTCTTTGCCCATTATTTGAAAAGCAATTTCCAATTCTCTTCTTACTTCTTCAGCAATCGCTGGATGTTTGGAGATAACATCTCTTAAAATTTTAGACAAAATTTGATTAACATTTTCAGCTTTCTGCATTCTCTGAATGTACTCAGTATCAGCTTGGTTTCCAGCGCCCATAAGCTTGTGCAACTGAGCTTTCTTTGTTGCAATCTCCCCGGCAAGTTTAATTGCTTGTATTCTAGCCGCCACCATACCGTGATCTGTAGCAATATTAATTGTCTCCCAAGCCTCTTTGCTTAGTTCATCAAACTCTTGTAAAGCTTTTAAAGTATTAAATTGAACTCTTTCAAGGAAATAAGGATCATCTTCGGCACTTCTGTTTAAAATAAGTTTATATTCCTGAATATACTCCTTTACTTCATTAACGCTCAAAGACATCAATGTTGCTATTTCGTTTTTTGAATAGCCTTTAACATGAAGCAAGCCAACCTCTTCTACATCTTTAATTTTATCTACAAAAGTTTTAGTTTTAGATAATTCAGTATTAGACATAAATATCTCCGATATTAATCTTCATCTTCCTTTGTTCTGAAAGCTATCTGACCGCCGGCTTCAGATGCTTCTTTTGTAAGATCTTCTAAAGTCATTCCGTGTTCTTTTACATAGTGAACTCTGTAATTAAACCACCCTTGAACCGCCTTCCACATTTTGTCGTCAGTAACTTTTTCAAGTTCTATCATTTCTTCAACGCTAAGAATAAAACTTAAAACACCTAATGGCATATAAACAACTGTGTCAAAACTTTTATCTTTACCTTTAGCAAACTTCTTCAATAAGTTTTGGAATTGCATAACCAAATCTTTAATTGGCTGCCCAGCATAAAAATCTATATTCCCGTAAGCATTTCTTTCCCGAGGGCAATATTCATCAACACCAGTGATTGTCCCAAAAGAGCGACACACTAAAGGCCTGTAGCCGTAGATTGTGCACCCACCTTTATAGAAAGCACAATGACGCTTAGTCTCGCCTCCCCACACCCAATCAGGATCGCTGAGAGCGTATATGAGCGATTCTTTAACCTTACTGAACCATTCGTCAGCAAAAACCCTACCTTTATTTTCAAGGTTCAGGTAATACTCTTTATTCAAATTAAAAGCAATGCTTGCGCATTCCATCATTGGCAGAATTAGACCAATCTTGCAACATTGCCCAGAACCCAAACATTTGAATTTAGTTTCGTTTTGTTTTGCCTCTAATACACGAACTTGATTGTAAACCATATCAAGCTCAGTAAAAAGATGTATATCGCTTATACCAACTGATTTGTTCATTTTCCACCCATGTTCTTTTTTCTAGCCATGTTCATTTTTCTTTGCTCTCTTTTTCTTAATTCTACCATCTTTTGCATAGGAGATTGAGGCCTTCTAGACGCTGCACCTTTATTAAGATTGCGACCTTTGCCTCTAAATTTCAACAAATCATATTTTTTACACCAGTTATACAAAGCCTGAGGAGTGATTTCAATATTATATGTTTGATTTAATAACTTAACTATGTCAGTCAAGTTCATTCGTTTCTTGACATAATGCTCATAAAGCCAAGTTTTATCCTTATAAGGGTCTAAAGTCATTTTTTACCTACCATTAAATGATACCACAAAGCAATACCAATTGAGTCAACTATATCATCATCATCTATTTTTTCAATTGGAAAATGTTTCAAAACTATTTTATTAACTCTATCTTTTCTTTCTTTTTTCTTTTTTGATTCAAAAGAACCTTTAGATTTGTCATTCTTTATTCTTTCTTTATCATTTTTAGAAATATTGACATACCCAATTCCTCTTTTCCACAACATTGGATTGATGTCTATCACCTTCTCACAGTGCCTAGACAAAACACCCCAGGTATACCCGATGATGTAAGATATAATCCTGCTCGTCTGAAAATTCTGAATATAAACAGATTGCTCAATAATCGCAACAGATGGCTTGTGCTTTAAACAAACTTCAGTAAGTCCAGAAAATATTTGATCAAATTTAACAGATACGTCTTGAGTTTTTGTTAACGATATTTTCCCATAAGCGACTAATTCAGTTTTACTTATATCAACAATAGCCCACCCAAGAGAATGAGATGACGGATCTATTGCGATGATCCTGTTCGGGTTCTGCGATGAAGATATACTCTTGATACTCATGAGTTAAGCTCTTCATTTAGCTTGTCCTCATCCCAACCCCACCCGGCTAATCTTTTAACAAATCTTTTTTGCTTACAAAGTTCGCAAATGTTTTCTTTGTTATAAGTAGAAAGTACTGTTGTACAAGTTTTTGTAGCACAAACTCTAGGTTTGTTTTTATTTTTCTTCTTATCATGGTAAGCTTTTAAAAGTTTATCATTAGTTACAATCCTTCTACATTCAGAAGAACAATATATACTATTGTAAACTTTCGCAATAAAAGATTTAGAACATTTCTTGTTCTTGCAGACCCGCTTTTCCTTCGTCATTTTCACCAGACCAACAAAGAGAGCGCACATTGCAAGATTGACAGTGTTTAGATGTTATCTTGTAAGGCCTCTCGGGGATAATTTGCTGAACATGACTTCCGTAAATTTCCCTATATTTCTTAAACAACTTATCTATAAAAGCCTGATCTTTTTCTATATATATCGGCAACAATTCTTGATTGTTTTTATTTTCATAAATAACAAAACCACTATCAAGATTTAAACATTCCATATATATCTGAGCTTGCCTATAGTGCTCATCTTTTGGTTTTTTATAAATTTGTCTATAGTGAAATCCTTCTGAACTAATAGATTTTAATTCAATCAGTTTTTCACCATACCAATTAATTATACCATCTGCAGTCCCCTCAATTGGGGGTGATGAGTATGTCACAGGAATTTCTTCATTAATCAAAATCCCCATTTCTCTAAAATAATTATAAAGTCTGTCGTGAACAGCATGACCGTTATCAAATATTCGGTAAGTTTGCGGTCTAAAGTCAACATCGGTATTTACACCGTTAAACAAGTAGTACCAATACCGTTTGCACTGGTTTGTATAGCTGGGGTGAAACCCATTCACCTTCTTAAAGGCAACTTCGTTTCTCTTTGAGAGATGCTCGTCTACAGCCTCAACTAAAGATATTTCAAGCTCACTACCGGAAATGACTGCTTCAACACTGTTTTCAACAACTTCTTCCTTCTTGACTCTCAACGCTTTTAATGATTTCATTGGTTATAACCACCTTTTCCCGCAAGTTTTAATGCGTTTATATTTTCTCCTAGAGCTTCGTACATTGTTTTCCATATATCATTAACAAATTTATCTTGCTCATTCATTACGGCAGATTTTCTTTTAAAAACTTGTGATTTAACAATCATAAGGGTTCGGTATGCTGCCAGAGTATTTGCTGACTTAATAGCTTGCATGCCCAGGTATTGATCTGGGTTTTCAATAATATCCTCTACAATGCGCAAGCATTCTAGAAATTCTCCTGCCTTATCCCCCATCATTGATGTAATTATTTCTTTACTTACAATAATATCAGCCATTTACAAATCCTTTCTTAAATCTTCTGTTTTGACCATTGCTTGCTTGATATGCGGCTTATGAATTCCGACAAATATCTTAAAAAGATATATCCCGACATAATGGCCATCATCCCAATTAAAACTTACCCCAAAAGCTCTCCAAGAAGACAGCTTATCACAAAAAAACTTATAATTCTGTAACTTACTCATAGTCTGTTCCTTCTACTAATTCTCTAAAGACATCCCAATCTATGATAGCAACCTTAGACTCCGAATCCTCTCCTAATACAACAGAAATGCAAGGATATTTATAATTAGAAAGCCAAGCATCTTTTCTCATCTTCTTCCAATTTTTTAGATTTAAAGTAAAACTTTTCCCATTATGTTTATAATCAACTAAAAACTTATTCAAAGAAGCATCACCTTTCTTAAGTCCACGACCAGAATTTTTGACAGCCTTGGCTTTATCTTTTTTTATCTCTTCCTTTTCTGTTCTTTTCATCCCTTGATTGCTTTTTCCAGCTCTACAACTTCTTTATTGGAGAGTTCAATACTTGATAAACCATTCCATTTACTTTCTTTGTAGGTATACCAAGCACCTTTGCGCTGAATAATATCCATATCAATAGCAATATCAATCAACTCTCTCTTTGTATCAATCTGACCCATCTGAGGAAGAACATAGTAATAGCCTGTGCTGCCGATAGTAGGACATTGTTTTGTCTTTTCAACTGTCCAAGTTGCCTTCTGACTTGTGATCATATTATTATCTTCTCGTTCCATTTCACTTTTAGACATAGACAAGAATAATTTGACAATGTTAGACATGTTGTGGTGAACAGTATTGCCCATTTTGGCTTTAGTAATAGCATACATCCCGCTAAGATCAACAGTTTGGTGAGCGACAAACAACATGATGTTTCGTTCTTTATGAAGATAGTTTACTAACTTCTGCAAAAAATAGCCTTGTGACCTAGCCGACAAACCCATTGCTTTACCGCTTTCCGGTTTGTCATAAAATTCTTCCTTAACAATATTAGACAACGAATCAAACAAGAAAATATGTTTTTCTTTATCATCACTTAGATACCCAATAATATTTTTCATAATGTCCTCAACAACAGTTGATTGAACAATTACAACATCATCAATGTTTATTCCGCATTTCTTTGCGTACTCATCATTGTAAGATGATTCAGAATCCACAATTACTGGCCGGTACCCCATCCTTTGAGCCTCAGCAATAATTCTAAAACACATTGTTGTTTTACCAACAGACGGAGTGCCCCAGAATAAATGAGTTGCCCCAGAATTCAAACCACCATTCAAGGCTCTGTTCAAGCCAACACTTGGGGTCGGAATAACTTCGTGAATAGGCATTGTATCGCCTTTTCGTTTATCTACTATTAACACATTCCTCCTTTATTGAAACGTTCTGTTTAGTATTCTTGATTTAATAATTGTTGTTGAGATATCTTCTGTATAAGGGATAAACATCACCCCGATATTACGCTCGTCAAGCCATTCTTGGGTGAATCCCATTTGTTTATAATAATCTTTACTTTGCCAGTCAGAACCAACAATTACAAGATTAGCTTTCGCCTCTATGATAGCAGGCTTAGAGTCAGCACCGCCCGAATTTACAATTACTTTGTCCACCCATTTGCAAGAAGAAACAACTTCCATTCTTTCAGCTAGGCTGCAAATTGGAGTCTCTTTGTATTGAGAGCAAAACTCATCTGTGTTAACAGAAACGACTAAATATCCATTGTTGCCAACTGCCTTTTTGCACCTCTCCAGCAATCTTGAATGACCAGAATGAAATAAATCAAATGTACCACCCGTATATACAATCATCTTACCTCCAGTGAAATGACCAGAATGAAACAAATCAAATGTACCGCCTGTGGAAGTAATCATTTTGCATCCAACGAGGCGCTGACAAAATTCCATTTGTTAGCATTATAAAAAGTAAATCTCTCAACACCGTTAGCATCAGCTAATGCATCTGAGTATTCAAACATAACCCGATCAAAATCCTTAAATTCAAACAGATTAGTGTCATTCACTAAAACTGTTGGAGAACTAGGAATACTAACTGTCTTGCAATTGAGGCCAGCCCAAGCCAAAACATTTCTAGAATCCAAGTGCTTTACTCCTGTTCTAAAGTCCATAACATCCCTTCTCCACACATTCATACTTGCCAATGTCGCAGCAATTAAAAATGATTTATCATTAAGTGTAGTTATCAACCCAGACATTGTACCAGAAAACCCAGGTGTTACTTCACCAGAATATGGTGCAAATTGCATTATGCGATCTGTGCCATCAAGCATTGATAAAATAGTATTTATAGCCCCTGGTAGAATAATGTCATCATCACCTACAACCCATACATATTCTCCATCACCAGCTGTAATTCCATATAAACAATTTCCATCACAGCCAATATTTTGTTTTCTAATTGAATACTCAGACACATAATCTTTATATTTATAAACTATATCCCGCGCAAATCCGTCTTGGTCATTGTCAGAAACGATAATCTCAACACGGTCATTATGTTGTGATGCAATACTGCTTAAGCAAGCATCAAGTGATTCTCTTCTGTATGTCGGAATGTATACAGTTAACTTCATTTTGTTTGATCCAAAATTAATTTAATTCTATCTATATATTTTTTGGAAACATATTCCCAAGTCATATTTTGATTAATAAACTCGGCACTCTTATATGTTTTATCAGAAATTTCCTGATAATTATTTACTACATACAACATCTTGTCGCATAGGTCATCAAAATTTGGTTCAGCCCACTCCCCAGCGTTAGAATACAGTCCAGACATATTTTTATTTCCCCAAACAAAATCTAAAGGAACAGACATCTCTGCAAATTCTGTGCAGGCCAAAACATTTGTGCAAATTGTTGGAATACCTTTGGCTATTGCCTGGAATGGTATCAACCCCCAGCCCTCACCACTTGTCGGATACAATAAGCAATCAGCTTTATCGTAAATAGCAGCAAGTTCTTCATGAGATACTTGATAATCAATTACTTCAATTTGAGGATGATAATTGATACTGCTTTGATTACTGGTTCCTTTATGTAAGCGTGCATCACCTGGCCCATTGGATTTGTAAATTAATTTGTAATCGTGGTTGCCTTCAAATAATTTTAGAAAAGCATCTACCGACATTTGAGAATTTTTACGAGTTGATGGAGAACCTATTGATATAAATGTAAATTTATTGTGAGGAGTTCTTTTTTTAGGAAAATAAATCTTTGGGTCAACGCCTAATTTAAATTCGTGTACTGGTTTAATCACACCAGAATTTATAAAAACATCCTTCATGGCTACGGAACATGTCCAAATTTCATCCATCTCATTACATTGCTCAACCCAATCAATTGGGAGTTTGTTTGTTTCCCAAAAAGTAAAACCAACCGAATATGTGTTAGATTTGACAAAGGCTTCTGGCGTTGAAATGTTAATAACAATATCACCCGCTGAATTTACTTTTTTAAAATAACCAAATCCGGGGATAGACTTTTGCAACATACCAATCTCACTCGGTGGAACCATCTTGTCAAAAAAAATAGGTAAACCGCTTGACCCAATATGTTCCCAAAGGCAATCAATAGAGTACCCATATCCTTCATGGATGCTCTGAGATTGATTAGCGCTAAAACTAATATTATACAAATTGTTCTCTTTTTAAATTCTTTTTTTCAATATATTCTTCCACACTAATAATTTTATCAGAATATTCAAGCTTATATGAATCTAATCGCGTTAAAGAATTTTTATCTTCAATACGAGACAGGCGAACAGCATACCAACTATTTTCTTTCAACCTGCTCTTTACACCTTTAAGCACATTGGCAAAAATTACTATCTTAAAGAATTGCCTACCATCCCAACAATAAACACTTGCCATTTCTTTACCTTTAGATGTTGTAAATATTCTGATATTAAAAATGTACATCAAAGTTTTTGGGTCTGTAACAAATCCGATGTCATGCTTGTAGAGCCAAGAGTATTCGTGGTCTTCACCTTTTTTCTTTAGCATCATGATATTCCAAAGTTTAGAATTCTCTGCTTCATAGACATCGCAGTAAGCATGCAAGGTTCTATCACCAATCAAAATGTAAAGGTAGTCTCTTTGAGCGACTTCTGTATTTCTTTCACCAAACACAGTGCACGAGCCAGAGTGGTCTTCAAATTCTATTCTAAGATAATTATTGGCTTTCTTCGTTGACCTGACAACTGCTTTAATTAAAGTTAGACCCGAATTGATTTCGTGGAAATCAGAAGCGTTCTCAACAAATTCATCTATCTCAGTTATATGTTCATTAGCTTTAATTGGGAACCCAAGAATTGGTAAAAAATATTTTGCATGATCGTATTGAGATATGTGCCCAAGAGAAACAAAAGCCCCAACTTTGTCAAGGTTCTCTCTCAACGGTGCTTTAACAGCAGATTTACTGCACTTGTTGTTGAACTCTTCAAAAGAATTAAATGGTCTTTTGTTAAATATCTCCTTGATAGCAGCAGTACCGCAAGTTGCGATATTCGTTAACCCAAACCTAATACCCAAAGGCTCATCAGGTGTAGAAATAGAAAAGAACTCATCTGATTTGTTGATATCAGGAGGATAGATAGTTAACCCAAGTCTTTGAGCTTCCATAAGGTATGCAGTAATTTTGTCGTTAGCGGATTCGTTAAACAACAACGCCAACAAAAACTCCAACGGATAGTTAACTTTCAACCACATTGTTTGATACGACATCATAGAGTAAGCAACAGCGTGAGATTTGTTAAACATATACAAAGCCGACATTTCAAACTCGGACCAAATCTTTTCCGACTGAGCAGTAGTCAAATACTTGTTGTTAACAAACTTGCTCTTATATTTATCAAAGCCGGCAGCATCCCTCTTCTTACCAATAATCTTCCTCAAAGAGTCAGCTTCCGACCAAGTAAAATCAGCCAACAACACAGCCATCTGCATCAACTGTTCCTGAAAAATAACAGTACCGAAAGTCTCCTCCAAAATAGGTTTAACAATCTCATTAGGATAACGAGGCTTAGCTGTACCCTTCTTACAATCAATATACCTTTGACCCTGCGACAACAAAGCACCAGGCCGAACCAAAGCATTAGAAACAACCAAATCATTAAAATTGTTGATACCCATACGCTCAATCAAATTCCGATAAGCAGCAGCATCAGTCTGAAACACCCCGACAGTATTACCGTTATTGAAATTCTCAAACACCTTAGGATCATCAAGACCCAACGAAGCCTGCTTCACATTAAGTCCATAACGCTTCTGAATGCTCGCTAAGCAATCTTTAATCACAGAAACAGTCTTTAGACCCAAAATGTCAATTTTAATAAGCCCGACAGCCTCAGCGTCAACCATATCAAAAGCAGAAACCATCGTTCGCTCAGAACCTTGAGAATCTTTTCGGGATTCAACAGGGCAAACCTCATTAAGTGGCAACGCCGAAACAACCATACCAGCAGCATGAACCCCAGCATTACGAATACGATCTTGCAAACGCTCAGCAATATTAGTAATCTCAGGATACTTCCTCGTAAAAATCTTACCCTTATCAGTCTTCTTCAACTCATCAATAGTCTCAAAATACGGAGTAATCGCATTAATTTCCGCAAAAGGAACTTGCAACACACGAGCAACATCCTTAACAGCAGACTTCGGCTTAAACTCACCATAAATAGAAATCGCCGCAACCTTATCCTCACCCCAACGCTTCGCCAAATACTCACGAACCTCCTCACGGCGCTTATCCTCAAAATCCAAATCAATATCCGGATAATCATTGCGCTCAGGATTTATAAAACGCGCAAACAAAAGATTATACTTAATCGGATCAACATCCGTAATCTCCAACAAAAACGCCAACAAACTACCACCAACAGAACCACGACCAGTACCCCGACCAATACCATTATTATCAGCCCACTTAACCAAATCCCAAACAACCAAAAAATAATCGGCAAAACCAAGCTGCTTAATAACACCAAGCTCCTCAGCCAAACGCACACCATACTCAGGGCCCAACCCCAAACCATCCAACTTAAACCGACAAAGCTCACCCAAATACTCATCAGAATCCAAATTTTTAAGATACTTTGGAAGCAAATTCTTATGCTTGTGTATACGAGCGGTACACTTCTCCGCAACTTCCAAAGTATTCTCTAAAATATCAATTCTATCATACCCAGCATCGCAAAACCACGAAGCCACCTCATCAACATGAGCCACATACGGATTAATCTCATCAAACCTAAGATACCTATTAGGATACATATTATTGACTTTCGCCACCAAGTCCAAAGACATATCATTAGCAATATGAGCATGGTCTTTCGCATACCTCTGATCGGCTGGAGACAACCCCGTATATTGGGATATCATCAACAAAATCTCTTCACATCCTTTATCCTTATGTGAAGGGAAATGACAGTCTGCTGTTCCAACAACCTTCCTCCCAAAAGTTTTAGCCAAATCAAAAATTCCGTCATTAAGTTCTTTAGGGTTCCAAGCCTGAACTTCGTAGTAGAAATCATCTTTAAATATTTTGATAAATCTTTCCGACAGCTCTTCTGCTCTTGCTGTATTACCAGACATGATTGCTTTAGAAATAGCGCTTGCCATACAGCCAGATAGGGCAACAACATCGTTATCTACCAAATCTTCCAGAAGGTCAAAGTCCATTCTTGGCTTATAATAAAAATTCTTATTCCAGGCAATCTCATTTATCTTAAATAACTTCTTTAAACCTTCATCATTCTTAGCCAGCAAAATCAAATGAAATCTTTCCGATTTATCCTCTACATCGGTACTGACAGACGGGACAAAATATGACTCAATGCCAAACAAAGGTTTAACTTGGTGTTTAATGCAAGCATTTTGGAATTTGAGTACGCCTCCCATAGTTCCGTGATCGGTAATGGCGGCAGCAATTTGCCCGTTCGTGCTGGTAATTTTGGCTATCTCATCGGGTGTTGACATTCCGTCAAGCAATGAGTATTCAGAATGACAATGTAAATGTACAAAATCGGTCACTTCTTAATCCAATCTAATGTCGTATAGTGAATCAATACTATCAAATGTTTCCCAATACTTTTTATTATACCACGCCTTTTTAAGATAACACTTAACACCGGATTTTTGCAAAACTTTTATTTCGTTAAAATTGTCTTCAACCACAAACGCTGGATTGATCTCTTTAATGATGTCAATCTTTTTTCCAAAATCAGAAAAATAAACTTTATTGTGCCCAATGTTCCATTCATCAAGCCATTTTTGAGTTGAAGCAACCGAAGCTTGTTGCTTTCTAGCAGTGACAATATAAATGTCAACATTGTTACTAAACCATTCATTACATTTATGCCAAGAATCTTCTAATGGTTTAATGTTTTTCCAAAAAATTGGATTAGAAAATAATTTCAAAGCTTCTTCATCTTTAGTATTAGTAGTAAGCCATTTAGAATAATCAACATTGACACCGCAATCATAATGCAGATAGTCAGATATTGCTGTATCAATGTCAGCAATAACTCCATCTAAATCTAATACAATGCTTTTTTTCATAGTGGGTTATGTTGGAATTGAACCAACAACCAAGGCGTTATGAGCACCCTGCTCTAACCATTGAGCTAATAACCCGAACCAAGGGACGAATCCCTAGATTATTTTACCAGCTGTCTTTAACTTCGCCTGTGGTTAAAAATGCTTGCTGTTGCTCGTATGGCAAAAGCTTGTATACCGAATCAAGTTGATGAAATGGCATATCCTTAATTGCTTGAGTTTCAGGTGATGTTTCAAGTGGGATCAAACTATAGTTTGTGTCCGAAGCACCTGTGCCTGTTCTAGAATACTTATAGAATCTGTCAGTAATTGTGCCAAATTCTTTAGCGTATTCAAGTAATGTAAGACCAATATGGCGTTGATTAAATGTTGTATCCAACACTCTTGGCTCCCATACACCTGGCTCTATTTCAACTGCAATATTGATAAGCAGATGTGGCTTTGGCCTCCACGCTTTATCAACTACAGATTGCTCAGTTGCCCAACAACGATAATTGAACTTTTCCATTCCCGAAGTTGAAGCAACTTTCCATTTCCAATTGACTACCGAAGTAACCACCGGAACAGTGATGCCTGTACCGGTTTCAGAATTGTAATTCTTAGAATCTTCTGTCAACTCTTGGCGAAATCTAATTCTATAAGATTGCCCAGCGTTAACTGTGAAGAATTTCTTTGCTCCTGACTTTGCTCCTTTATCTCCTACTGCCTTTTCAAGGTCTTTTAATGTTTTAATTGATGTAAATGACATAATGTCTCCTATATGATTTTATTTGCGAATTTTATCGCATTCTGTATTTGTTCTTTATTCATTTCGCCAGGATCTTTCAACCCTTCCGAAACTTTTGCTACGGAAATATTCTTTCCTAAGCATTGCTCTATGATACCATCCCGCATGGCTTCTCCAGCCATATCGTTGTCAGAAAAAATAATAATTTTGTCAAAATATTTCTTTAACAAACTTATCTGACTTTTAGGGATTGCGGCACCAAGACTTGATACGACATTACTGAATCCTGCTTGATGAACAAACATTGCATCAATACTGCCTTCTACTATTATAACATCACTGTGTAGCTTTGCGTTCTGCAAATTAAACAAATAATCTGCTCTCTTAAAACCTTTATTGTACAGATACCTCGGCTGTTGAGTATCAACAACTGCTCTACCTATAAACCCAACAAGCTCGTAAGTTGCAGACCTAACAGGGATAACCACTCTATCTTTTTCTTTTGAAAAACCAATTTCAAAATACTTTAATGTTTCTACACTAAGTCCTCTTTCAATCAAAGTATTTAGCAAATCAATATCTTTTTCATAATCTATTGCTATATCATCAATATTTAAAGAATTATCTACTACATACTCATTTTTGTACTTATTTAATTCTTTTTCTAAAGCAGTAACATCTATAAGAGTGCTCTTGCCAAAAGATTTTCCAGTAATGCCAAAATATAGTTGTTTAAAATTACCTTTCTTAGCACAAGACGGATTAAAGCATTGCCAAAGACCGGTTCTTACATTGATATACATAGCAGCACTATTGCTATTTTTATGAAATGGACAAAATACATTTATTTCATCACTAGTGCTAGAGCTAATATATATATTGTGATTTAGAAATAAATCTTTAATTTCTTTTTCAAGATTCATAAAAATCTAAAGAAAATGAATACGTTTGAGTATCTTTATCATAATCAGTAATTAATTTAGTTTTACCAATATAGCCATACTTCGCCCTGGCTTCGTCTTCCAACCAAGGTCTTAGCTTATTAATTGTTTCAATGTCGGCTGCTTGCCCCGAAATAACTTTAGACATTAGATATCCCACTCCTCTTCCCATTTGCCTGTTTCCAAGTTCCATCTTAAATAAAAACCAAATTGCGTTGCTCTTCTAACTTTTCTAGACACAACTTGAAACAAATCAGAATTGGGCTCTCTATGAATCGCTAACACAAGGTCGGCATCATAAGCCAATTGTTTACTCCAAGCAACTTCTTCTAACTCTGGTGGTCTTTCAGAATGCCCCTCTGACATTGTTACTGCGGCAACATCTATGATCGGAATAGAGTTTCGCACAGCAATTCTCTTAAAAGCCTTAGAAAGGTTCTTGGCTTTTTCAGTTTCTGTTTTTGACCCAGAACTATCATCAAACAACCCGTGATAATCCAAAATTACCATGTCCGGATGGTATTGATCAATTTTTGCTTGCACCATGTTTTGGTCTGCCGTTTCAACACCTTCGGAAGTGATCAAATAAATTGGTTGCTTACCAGCAAATGTTGCATCAGCCCATTTCTCGTAAGTGTCAAGAATATTTGCGTTTGCTTTTATCAAATCAGTGTTTGTAAAATGACCTTCGCCATTGTTTAACAAAGTGTCTAATCTCTGACCTTCTTGTTGCTTATTCATTTCCAATGAAATAATCATTGGCCTGTAGCCAGCTTTCCAAGCATTAACAGCGAATAATCTTGCAATAAAAGATTTACCAACACCAGTCCACCCTAAAAGAACCACAAAATCCCCAGCTTGCCAACCACCAAAAACTTTGTCAATAACTTTTATACCACTAGGGATACCTTGGATTTCTTTGTGATTTTTAGATCTTTCAGTTAAATCATCAAACCTTTCTCGCCAATCGCCAACCAAATCGGTATCTTTTAAACTAGAAGCAAACTTATAAACCTTAGAAGTTTCTTCCATCAAATAAGACAACGCTTCCCTAGGTCCAAGCTCAGAAATTAGATTGTGCGCTTTAGAAACAATACTGCGAGTTTGATACGACAAGGATTCTCTTTTGGCTTCATCTATGTAATACTCAAGAGGCTCGGGGGTAGCGATGAATTCAAAGTCAGGATAGTGCTGTTTAATCGTTTCCTTAGACGGGACCTTCTTGTGTGTATCGTGATGATTTACAACAAAATTCCAAATATCACGGTACTCTTTAAAAACATTCTCAACACCACCATTGACCGCAGAAACATAATTGTTTGTTTCAACAATGCTATTGATCAACCTAATTTCGTAGTTCACTCTAACTCCATTCGTAGTTTGGTTTGCTTGACAACATCTTTGAATTTCTCAGATGACTTAGAGTCAAATTGAATTTTATCAGCATAAGTTTTGGATTGAATAGCAAAATCAAAAATAATAAAAGGACCATTGTTTGATTTGATAAACAAATCGCAAGCCTTTAACAAAATTTCAGAATTATAAAATTTAGCTAGAGCTTCAGCAACTGCTTCTTGACGTGGTGAATCTGGGATAAATAACTTATTTCGCTTTTCGCAACAATTCTTGAAGTGTTCTATCAGTTCTTGACCAGTTAGAGTCATTTTTTTTCTTCGCTTTCTTCCAAGTTATTAGTTTATAATCATACTCTGATATACCGGCGTTAACGCCATAAAAGTTTCCCATCAAAGCTGCAGAAATACACTCTTTCCTAACTGTGCACTTTTTACATACAGATTTGGCATATTGAATATCATCAATATTGTAAGAAAACCATTTCTCACTATTTTTGTCATTTGAACAGAGAGCTAGTTCTCTCCAGTTTTTTTTCATTACTGCTTTTCAGCGTCAAGTTCTTGCAACTTTGATTCAATTTGAGCATCAACAGATTGCCATAACTTCTTCCAAGCCTCTTCATCTTCAATAGATAGGCATGTCATTTTGGCACCAGCGTCAAGGCGTAATGATTCGTAATTACCAAGATTTTTGGTAATACCAATTGAAGCCCACACTTCTACTTTGTTATCATTTACTTTTGTCATATTAATTTCTCCTCAGTTTAACTTGTTGTTCAATGGATATTATTCTTTGCTTTACTGTCTTATTATTAATAGGCCTTCCTGGGATTCTCCCAGAAAAGAAAGCTACCATATCATACACATCCTGTGTATCATAGTATCTCCAATTTTTATAACTTACACACTTATCACCAAATTTTTTACTTTGCGGTATTAAATTATTTTTCTCATACTTCCGAATAGTGTCTGATCTTTTGTTAACAATCTTAGACACTTCCCCAATAGTATATATCCTGTGCAGAACCAAATCGGCTTGTTCAAATGGCATACTTGATTGCTCCATGTTTGACAAATTTACCAACACCAATTTGTTTTGAGATTTTAAAATTTTTACAATCTTAACAATATCATTACCAAATTTATAAAATTTGTTAGAAATTATTTTATTTGTAATCATAGAAATTTACTCTTTCTGTTTAGAATAATTCTGAGCAGGGTTAGACCCATTAATTTGTTTAAAACCTAAAGCACCCAATATCCTATTTATCTTCCTCAATTCAACATCTGCGCTATGAGAACACCTGATACAGGTAATGTCAACCCAATATCTTTGCATAGCGTAATACGGATCTCCGACATACTTCAAACCTCCGCATTTTGAACAACGAAAATTATTTAATATTTTAACTTTCATTTAGCAAAATACTCCTTGTCTTTGTAGATTGCCCATCCGTTATATATTGGCGTAACCTCATAAAAGAATTTATGCTGTCCTGTTGTTTCGTATGTAACGATACCAACACCTTGTTGCCAATTCTCATACCTAACAAGCGGTCTACCGTCAAGGTCAACACCGCCTTTAGTTGAAGGCACTGCGCCATCAATTCTTGCCAAGCATCCAGGAGATGCTGCCATAGTTGTGCGAGAGCCATCAAAGTCCTCACGAGTTTTAAATGCGGTTTCAATACGATGAATGTGTCCGTAGATCACACTAGTCTTTTCGCTATTTAAATAAATATGAGCTGTTGAACCTGAAGATTTAACTCTATCTCCGTGAATAATTCTTAATTTTTCATTAATCCAAAAATCAGAAGCCGGATAACCTGGTCTGTACTCTACTCCGAAATCATCCATGCGAGCAAGATATGGAACAGTTAATACCGGCCAAGAATCGGGAGTATTTCCTTTACGAATTCCATACGCTGCAACAGCATTTACTAACAAATATTTCGGCATTCGCTCTTCGTGATTACCAGCAAGCCAAACTATTTTTGCTGACGGAGCAGCCTCTCTGAGTTGAGCACAAAATGTTGTTGCCCGATCAATTGAAGCCTGCATAGTTTGCTGATACGCAGGTGTTGTTATATATTTTCCTAAAGTTGGAAAATCCAAATTATCACCAACGCAAACCACTGAATCTGGCTTTACATCACGAACAATTGCAAGCATAATCTCAATTGCTTTCTCATCATGAGTCGGCTCTAGCTTCCCATCACGACCTCTGTAATAACCAATTTGAGCGTCTGGGACAACTACGCATTTTTTATATTTTGCAGTTTTCTTTGCAACACTTCTTGGCTTTGGCAAGCGGATAGCAGGACCTTGATTAACAACAGGCCATAGCGGACCACGAGATTCCCTTCTCACTCTGCAAATACCGTCTTTATCTAAAGTTTTGCGACAACTATTGTCTGCATATCTTTGATTTGCCGTTTTTGGTTCAAACTTGTAATTACAACCAGTACCTTCGCATTGCTTCATATAGCTCCTATCGGTTAGAGTTACATATTATCATATGGAAAGAGCAGTTTGCCCTTTAATGTTTAAATATTAATATTTTTATTTTTAACGCTGTCCCTGATGTCTTTGTTTCTTTTTTTCATAGTTTGGCGCATTTTTTCCCGATGCTCAGCAGTTGGCTTTCGGCCTTCTCTATGGAGAGCGCTATGCTCGGAGTGAGTGCATAAAAATAAATTATTTAAACGATTATCGCTTTTTATTTCATTTATATGATGAACAGTTTCCCAAGGTTGAACATGGCGATTCAAGTATTTTTCAAAAACAGCACGATGCTCATAAACATAACCTTTAATATTAAATGGGTGATTTTGATCTAAAATTCTAACGTATCCTTTATCGTCAACATATTTACCGCCACCATAATTAGGGTTGTTTTCTCCGCTAATAGATCTTAAAGCCCAATCAACATCTTCTCTTTTTGATGCCAAAACTCTTTTTACCACTAAGAGCCTGCGCCAATATCCTCAACAAAAAGTTGCAATTTTTTAATAGCCGTAGCCCCTACGCTAACAGTTGGCGCATTTGTTGCACCAGATACAAAAGTTCTTTTTACCACAACCGAAAATGATTGTTGAGATAAACCACCGCCACTTGTTGCCACTGCCGAGTATGTACCTGCCCCAATTGTTGTCGTCTGACTCTTATATGATTGCTCACTGGCTAAAATGTTAGCATTACTTGTAACGTTGTAAAACGCATGAGGAGGTGGAGTCATGTCCCATTGCATAATAGGGCTAGCCGCATCAAACCCAGACGCTACTTGATAAATTTTTAAACTTAAAACTGAATCTTCAGCTCCCTTGTTTAATATCTCAAACCCAGGGAAAACGCAGGTAACGCGATAATATCTATCGGCAGGGATAGTGATTCTTTGATCAGAACCGCCATTAGGGTTAGTCAATTGAATAACTAAAGAGTTTGTAGCAACAACATTAGCAACAAGGCCTGAAGTAGTAGACTGAACTAGCTGGAGAATGCCCGAAGGTTTTCTATCGTTAGCATCCCTAATTTGCTCCATGTTCATAGACATCTGAGCTAGTCTTTCACCAGTTAAAGGAGTGCCATCAGACCAAGACACAAAGGAGTAGTTTTCGTAAGCCATTTATCTATTATACCTCATTATTTCTTTGCTCTAATAACATTATCTAAATAAGATGGACCCTCTGTAAAATACCAGTGGTCTGGCTCCGTAAAGAAATAAAATACACATGCGGTCAAATTTGTTCTAGGGCTAGGAAAATTTTCTCTCCAATGTTCTTGATCGCACCCATGCATGAAAAGAGCTTGATTTTCATTTAAAGTATATGGCTTATTCTCAACCCACAAATCCCATGGTTCTTTTTGAAATAAACAATAATCAATGGCATATGTGCAGGCGTTATCATCTTTATGTTTATATAATTTTGCGTTTTCTGTTTGATAAATTACTAGTAAATTCCAAGATGGTTTTAATGTATTACTTTTAAATTTTTCCTTAGCCATTGGTAAAAGCAATTCCGAACCTTCATTTAAAATTTCAGTATTTGCCCACTGGTATCTCCCAAACCCTGGCTCATAAGAAGAGCCATTATCATTGGCCCAAAGATTCATTGCATATTTCTGCAAAGCATTAAAATAAATATCGTCAAATATATTTGAAACTATAAACGGGTCTTGTAAGATCATATTTACCATTTATTAAGTGGACATGTTGCATTTTGTAATTTTACTTTTGCTGACATAATGCAACCACACTCTTTGCATTGTTTTGTTAATTTAATTAATCTATCACAAGACAAACAAACGCTGTATCTCTTATCGGACTCTTCAGCGCTAATTTTTTGCATATTTGGATCTAATAAATGCCATGGTCTTGATTGACCTATTCTTTCTTTATATTCAGACCAAGCTGACATTGGAATCCTCCATATAACTTTCCTTCCACTCTCGCCACCATAATTTTTTACCTATTGTTATTGTATCATATGAATTCCAAGAAAATGGAGATCCAGTGATTTGATTATCATCACCCATATTTCTCCAATGATGAGTATTTTTATTTTTTTGATTTATATTTCTATGTATTAACCCAGAATATGTACTTCCGATAGTTCCAATAAAATCTTGCGAATTGCACATTATTAACATACAAATTAAATCAAAAGAGATTTTACTTGTTATGCTTAATTGCCTAAACTCATTCATAAAATTATCTTTTATTAAATTATCAATATACAAAACTTGCCCATCTTCAATGCAGATTTCTGATTTAACATCATCGGTAGAAACTATAATTAATTTATTATTTAATTTTAACAAATCAATTGCTTTATTGTATTCTTCTAATTTAACTGAATAAATTGTCTGTGCAAAATCAGTTTGCCTTAAATGAATGCCAGCAAATTTACCTATCATAGATGAAATCATATTAGCTAAATCAATATATTCTTGTTTAAATTTTAATTGTTTTAAATATTTATTAAATAAATTTGTTCTATTATAAAACATTATAGAATAATATGATAAATTATTATTAAAATAATAAAATTTATTTTTATCAATTATTAACTTATTCCTTCCTTCAGAAAAATTTTCTACATATACATCACTATCAATTACTGGGATAAATGTATTCATTAAATTCTCTATATGATTTTGTTGAGTTGATGGAATTTGAATAATTTGTTTTGAAAAAAATATGTTTTCAAAAGGTGTCATGTCTATAAAATCTGTAATATAATTATTTTTATCTTCAAAAGATTCCGACAAACTGTTTAGTCTTCGTACATCATGTATATACATTGGAGTATCAAGAAAATAAGATATGCCAATGGCTGTTTCTAAAGTTATTAATTGATTAAACAACCCCCCATTCCATGAACGGAACGCATTATATAAATTTAAATTTATATTGTATTCTCTCCAGGGAGAATTCATTGTGGTGGTGTAAAAGAATCCCCATTCCAAGCCCAACCGGGGGCAACATTTGGTTGATCCGTTACTTCAATCACCGTAGGATTGCTCGCTAAACCAGCAGCCCATGCAGCAGCATTGGGCGAAGAAATTTCATCATCAAATTGAACTTGCATAAACACATCACCTTCTGCAATTAAAACAAATCTTCTAGTAGCCATATTTCTCCTTTATTAAAGTATACCATTAACCAATGCAGTATCCATCATAACAAATAAAGTCTTGTGGGCATGCAGGGGAGCAATTAATAGGAACAGGTACAGGTGTGGGAACAGGAACAGGAACGGGTGTTGGGACAGGCGTAGGTGTTGGGCCAGGACCAGGGCCTCCATACGGAGTAGGTGTTGGAGTTGGAGTAGGAGTAGGTGTTGGCGTAGGTGTTGGAGTGGGAGTAGGTGTAGGCGTTGGGGTAGGTGTTGGAGAAGGTGTTGGGGTAGGTGAAGAACCACAGTTAGTAAGGCAAACATTGTTTGCA